GGAGAATATTGGGGTCGAGGATGATAATATTCAAATCAATTCGACCTTTCATAACCCGTTGATTCCGCATGTGTTTTGCTTGTGGATCGTTGATCGGTATAGCAAAACAGGCCATGTCTTCGCTCGCATGTGCCGTCACGGTTCGTCACGGCACACCTACACACTTGAGTCTTCGGTATAGCTTTGGTGTAGGTTTTCACCGAAACTGCACTGATCGAATTCGCGAGGTGTAGGTATGTTCTTCGACGCCCGAGCGGCAAAGGCCCTGGCGCCTGGAAAGCACATTGTCATACAGGGTTGCCCGGGGCTGCGCTTGATTGCCTCACAGACACGTAAGACCTGGACCTATCGGTATCGCAGCCCGCACGACGGGTCGCTGAAGCAGATCAAGATCGGTTACTGGCCTGACCTTCAACCGGTCGACGCGGGAAGCCGGTGGAGCGAGTTGCGGCGCCAGCGGGACTCCGGCATCGACCCGGTACTGGCGAAGAAGGAAGGGCGTGCGACGTCGCTGGCAAAGCCGGCGAAGGCGGCGGCCGAGGTCTACACGCTGGCGCACCTGGTCGAGGACTATGCAGCCGGATACCTTGCGGTGCACCGCGAGGCGCGCGGCGCTCACCTGATTGCGCAGCGTCTGCGCAAGGCCATGACAAGCCACGGCAAGACACCGGTCACTGGCGTGACCCGGGCCTACGTCTTCCAGTTCATCGAAGAGCGCATCAGCACCCCTGTCCTGGCGAAGTCGCTCAAGACCGAGATGGCGGCGGCGTGGCGTTACGGGATGGAGGCGGGCAGAGTGCCGGAGGAAATGCCGAACTGGTGGGCGGAGAAGACCTCTCACAAGCTGCGCAGCAAGGGCGCGATGCGCGAAGGCAAGCGCAAGGGCACCGGCAAGCGAGTGCTGAGCCAGGCTGAAGTGGCGACGCTGCTCAGCCAGGATCTGGCCCTGTTCAGCAGCCAGGTCGGCCAGTTCCTTGAGCTCCAGCTACTGACCTGCACGCGCGGCGGCGAGATCTGCCAGATGCAGCGCCGGCAGATCACCGAGGAGTCGGATGGGTGGTGGTGGACGATCCCGAAAGAGGCGATGAAGGGACGCCACGTCGAGGAGGCCTTCGACCTACGCGTGCCGCTCATCGGCCGCGCGCGCGAGATCGTCGCCGGCTTGCTGTCCTCCGTGGACGCCAGCATCCCCTGGCTGTTCTGGAGCCGCTCGCGGGCCGGCGTGATCGGCCCGCAGACGCAGGCCTACATGCAGAGCAAGGTGCACTACTCCCAGCCCTATAGCCGCAGCAGGCCGGATCATGTCCGGCGGCGGCTGCAGGTCACACACTGGTCGCCGCATGACCTGCGGCGCACCGGACGCACGATGCTCGCCGCCATGGGATGCCCACACGATGTCGGCGAGGCGATCCTCGGCCATGTGGTGCCGGGCGTGGCCGGCGACTACCAGCTGTACCAGTTCGACGCCGAGCGGCGACTCTGGCTTGGGCGATGGGCTACCCGACTCGCCGAGCTGGCGCCGGATCGTTCGCAGCGGCCGGCCGGCGCGGCTTAGGCGCGCCCGTGTTCTCCGGCGGGAGTAGGTCGGAGACCGGCAGCGCCTGCGCCGCGGCGACCAGCTCGGACCACAGCCAGCCGACGCGGGCACCGGAGAGCTTGCGCGGCTTCGGCAGCTTGCCCAGCGCCACCTCTCGCTCGAAGGTGCTGACGCTCAGCGCGAAGGCCTGCGCGGCCGTGTTCCGGTCCACGAAGATCGGCGTGGTGACGATGGAGTTCGCGCGCTGACCGCGCGCCTTCTTCGGCTGCTCATCCATGGCTGTCTTCCTTGTCGAACACGTAGGCCAGGACCACGAACGGGAACGCGAGGATCGCGAACAAACCGACGGTGATCATGAAGCCCGCCGCGAAGCAGTTGGCGGGGATGTCGGCGCGCTTCATTGCTGACCCCCAACGATTAAGCGATCCTTAATGGTTCCCTCAGCGCCAGGAGAAGGGGCGGCGGCGAGCATCGCGTCCAGCATGCGCTGAGGCAGGCCGTCGAGACCGTACGAGCGCGTCAGCACCTTGCAGGCGGCCACGTGCATCTCCTCGGTGATCGGGTGCGCGATCAGGCGGCAACCATCCGGGATTTCCGGATACTTCGACGGCGCTGCGCGCATGCAACCGCCCATCATCTGGCAAGCCTTGTCGGGACAGGAGTCGTCCGGGCGGCGGGGAGGTTGGGCGTTGGGTTGGGCGCTCAGGCAGGAGATCGTCGAAGCAGCCAGCGCCGCGCGCACGGCCTCAGCGGCGTAGGCGCGCATGTCGTCCTTGAGACTGAGGCAGTAGCCCCGGTGCATGCAGGCATTGAACGGGCTTTCGATCTTGTCGTCTCCGGTCCAGCGCTCGATCAACTGCGGAGCAGAGACGGCGAGAGCGCTGGCGACGGCCTTCGGATCGCGACGGTTCCATTCGTTGATTGCTGCCGCATGCCAAGCATCGTCAGGCGGGTAGTTGCGGCGCACCTCACCGCAGGTGGCGCCGCAGCCACCGCACGAGGCGAGCCCCCATCGGTAAGTGCTCCCGTCTGCGAAATGCAGGCCAACGTGGCCGCAAAACGGGCAAGGCAAAGGCGACCGCGCCTGCTGGTGGGTGGTCTGGTCAGTCATTGGCTGGGTCCTTTCAATCCCACAGCGAGCAGCCGTGGCAATCGTCCTTGTCGCAGGAGCAGCGGCACTTGTCCTCCGCTTCCTCGGGTGTCATGGCTCCGCATTCCTGGCAGGGCGGCCTCTTCCATGCCTCTTGGGCAGCGACGTGCTCACGCTTCAACGAGACCAGCTCACGGAGCGGGATGCGCATGTCCGGAGGGATGCGGCTCATTGCTGCACCCCTTCCGCCATGGCCTTGTCGATCGCATCGCGGAGGATGCAGCTCACCGCGTTGATCCGCCCGCCGATCCGGAAACCCAGCAGGCCGCCGACCGGCATGTGGACGAGATCCACGGTCGCACCCCTTTGCTGGAGGAAATCCAGCCTTTCGCCGTCCTTCGCATCCTCGGCAGCGGAAGGGGCGGGGATCACGGTACTGGTTCCGACCTGCGAGCCGATCGCCCAGTTGGCGAGGTGCTCGAAGCAGCGGCGGAATTCCACCCAGTCGTTGCAGAGCGTGAGCGGCCCTGCGATGCATTCCAGGCCGGTCTGCTCCAGGTTGTCGGCATAGGTCCTGCCGTTGATGATCGCGCCCGTGGGGGCAGGCTCAGCCACCGGCGCTTCAGCCTTCAGGGCGGCTCGGGCGTGCGCCACGCGTTTCCTCAAGACTTGAGCCTCTCCTGGGAACCTGTCACGAATGAAGAGTTCGCAGGTGTCCGCTTGGATTGCGAGCGCCTCCAGCGTCTTACGAAGCCTGCCCACATCCACCGTCTCGGCTTCGGTCGGCTGCGGGGCAGGAGGGGCGGCGAAATGAACGGCGCGCACATGACGGAGTTGTGACTCTAGGGCGTCGAGCCCTGCGGAGTTTTCGAAGCGCAGGCGCACCACCATCTGCTCCGGCTGGATCAGTCCTCCGGGCGCGTTGTTGCGCTCTTCCCCAACCGCTCGCCCTGCCTTGTCTTCGTCGGATGCAAGACTGATGACGAGTTCAGCAGGTTGCCCCGCTGCCGAATGATTCAGCAGGTACTCGCCAATACCGAGAACGGCATAGCCTCGGCACTCCGCCACCGGCTCTGCCGCAGATGGTGCGGGGGCGGTGAGGCTTTCGCGCAAGAGCCGCGCAGCCTGCCGCATCGTGCTTCGCAGAACGCCGGTGTCCTCGATGTTTCTCTTTCGCAGGATTTCGTCAAACCGATCGGCAATGATCAACTCGTCCCGCTCCCCCTTCTCGTCCATGACGGTGGGGGCTGGCGAATGCGCCTTGCAGGGCCAGCGCAGGCTTCCATCCCCGCTCGGGCAGGAGCACTCGGCAGAGGTCGCCGAAGGGGCGGGCGGGGCATCCTCTTCGAGCATGGCAATCACAAAATCGAGTGCGGCCTGTTCGTTCGGTCCGAGCAACTTCTCTTCGTGCTTGAACCGCTCCATGAAGAACTGCGCACGTCTCGCCGTCATACCGTCCGACCTCGCCACCTCTCCGGCAGCCGGTGCGGCGGAGGAGAGGGCGGCGATGGCGGCCCACACAGCCTCCTCGGCTTCTTTCGCGCGCCGGAAAGCGCTGCCGCCGCTCTGCGGATGACCGACAGATTCGGCGGCGCTGATGGCTTCGCGAATCGCTTCCTTCAGCGCTTCCAGCGCCTGTGCTTGGGTGGGGTGCATGTCAGACCTCCGAGGAAGCGAACATGCGGGGGAACTCGCCACCTTTGGCGCGCTCGATGGCGAGCTGCTCTGCGAACGTGATCGTCGTTCCGTCGTCGGCATAGAAGGGCAGGTCGGCCAGTTGCTGCTCGGTGAGCGCCGGCGCGTCCTCGGCGATCTCATCGCTGCTGACCTCCGTGTCGTACTCGCGAGCGAAGGCCCACAGGCAGGCGCAGCGGCTCGGGCCGATCCACCATTCGCAGTCGTCCATCTCGAAGACCTGCATGTCGGCGTAACCCGCCAGTTCCCGCAGTGCTGCGATGGATTCGAGGATTGGCTCCGCGCCGCCGTCGATTTCAGAGTTGACGCCCAGGAAGGCGGCGATCAGCCCCAGGTCCTCGCAGGCGGCGGAGAACATGCGGGCGTACGACTCTTTCGAGGTGGGGTCGAGGTCGTCTTCCGCGGCCACCGCCCAGTCCAGCAGCTTCGCGGTCTTCTCGTCGCCGTGGTCGATCAGCTGCAGGCGCGCGGCGCGGACGGATTCGAGTTGGGTGGGGGTCATGTCATTCCTTCGCTTCGAACTTGGAGCACGCCGGAGAGCCGGCGAGGATGTCGGTGCCGGGCCCGTGGGTCCACGTGTCGCGGCGCAGCTCGCACTTGATGAACTGCTTGCTGCTGCCGGGATTGCCGCCGGTGGTCTTGTGGCGGCACTGCTTGCAGGTCTGGCCCTCGGGGCCGCTGCCCGGCGGCGCGGCGTAGCCGTTCTTCTTCGTCGGCTTGCGCGTGGGCGCGGCGGGGTAGATTCCCTCCTGCTCACGCTTGCGGCGGAGGTCGACCTGGCGGACGTAGAAGTCCGCGGTGCTGATCGGTTGGCCGTGGATGTTGACGAAGCCCATCACGCAGGCTCCTTCTCGGCTTCGAGCTCGGCGCGCAGCGCGGCGCAGAACTCCGGCCAGATGTCGCGCCAGAAGCCGACCGCTTGCGGGTGGTCGCGCGTCTCGGTGAGGTACCAGGGCTCCGCGAAGATCTCGCCGATGTCGTCCAACTCCATCGTCGAGATCGCACGACGAGCCCACGGCGCGTCGCACTCGCGGCCGATATGACCGCAGGCCGTGATGAACGACTCCTGGCTCTCACGAAGCTCGGAGCTGTGGTCGTCGATCTGATCCCAGACGAATCGCGCGGCCTCGCGGCTGATGTGGCGGCGCCGCCGCGACTCGATGACCTTGCGCTGCAGGCCGGCCATGCTTGCGTCGCCGTCGTACTGCTCCAGCGCCAGCCCCATGAACTTGCCGAAGGCGTAGCCGAAGTCCAAGCCCAGAAGGAATCGACGGAAGCGCGTGCCGGGCGCGCCCCAGTAATGGGCCCAGCTGCCGAAGGTGGAGTTGATGAGGATCTCGCCGCGATGTTGTTCGCTGCCGTCCTCGCGCTGGTCGCTCCACTCGCGCACGACGATAGTCGCCCACTCGCCGCGGTTGCGGACGCTGTAAACGTCGACGTTGGTGTGCTTGGTGACGCTCATCCCGACACCCCGCGCAGGACATCGATCGTCGGACGGATCGTCACGACGTCGGAGTGGCGGCCCATCGCCAGGGGCGGCTCGGGCCGCTGGTCGATGGTGATGACGAAGCCGGAAGCGCGGGCGCGCTGGGCCAGGTCTCGCGCGGTGGCTTCGAACTGCTCGGCGGTCTTGGGCTCGAAGCGAGGGTGCAAGTCCAGCGTGTCGGACTCGGGATCGAGAATCTTGTTCTTGTCCCAGAGGATCACGTAGCACATGCCGCCGATGACGCGGCCGTGCCATCCTGGAGAAGCGTCCAGCGACGCCTTGATGAGGTCGTAGAACCGTCTGAGGTGCCGCTCGTCGTCCGGATCGAAGAACGTCGGAGCATCCTCCTCACCGTGGAGCGCGGTGTAGTACCCGCTGCTGATGTCGTTGAGCAGGGCCAGCGCATCACCAGCGGCGGCGATGTCCTGCTCGGTGGCCTTGGCCATCTTCATTGCTGCTGTCCTTTCTGTGGTGGCTGGGCCTGTTGCTCTCGGCGGGCGAGGTCAGCGGCCAGTGCGATCCAGTCGATGGGGGATTCGGGCGTTGGCTTCGTCCACGGGCGCGCGTCTTGGCGCTGGCGGGCTCGTCGGGATGTCATGCCGCTTGCCTCGTGTGGCGACGTAGTTCGTCCTCGGCCATCTCCAGCGTGGCTTCGGCGAATGCCCGCTCGCCAGAGAGGATCGCGAGGTGCCGACGCTTACGCGCTATCAGTCGCTGCAGGGCCTCTTCCTTCGAGCGGCTGAGCCAGAGTGCGCCGGATGCCAGCGCGAACCGAGGCTTCTTGTAGTGGCCCCACTCGACGCTCCGGAACCAGCCGCCGCACTTCGTGACCCGCTCGCAGCGCCATTCCTCCCACGACAGCTCGTATCCCTCGCAGATCTCTTCTCCGACCATTGACCCGCTCACGCGGAGCCAGACGTCGCCGACGTTCAAGGGCGGGGTCTTGCTCATGTTGATCTCCTGACCTGGACCATCTGGTCCGCAATGGACTTGGCCCGACTTGAGATGTAGATCGGGTTCCTGTCGTGGGTGTCTCCGTGGGAGAGCATTCCCTGCATCGATGCGATGAGGGCGACGTCGTGGAAGGTGGCGCCGGCGTGCGCGGTGGTGCCGGGGGGGGCCATCGGGCCGTTGCCCGGCAGCGGAGCGCGGCGGATCGCGGCCAGGGCCAGCGCGGCGGCGACCGCTGAAACCGCGATGCCTACCGCAGACACGATCAGGGCGAAGGTGGTGGCGGTCATCAGACGTTCCTCCACTTCGTCCCGGCCATCGGAATGTTGCCGTTGCGCCACCCGTTCACCTGCAGCGATTCCAGGTTGACGCGGGGGATCGTCATCTGTCGGCGCACGCCATCGACGAACCGGGCGACGGCCTCCGGGCTCAGCTTCCACAGGTAGTAGTCGTCCGCGCTGTAGAGCGTCGTCCACCAGCCGGTGTTCCGGTGGTCGTTGCTGAATCCGGCGGCGCGCTCGTCCGTGTGCTCGAATCCGACGTACTGGTAGCCGAGAGGCCAGCCGCCTGTCGCGTCGATCGCCAGGAAGAAGGTGTGATCCTTCATGCCGGGGTGGGTGTGCGCGAGACCTTCTCGCATCAGGCGGGCGCTCATGCCGCCTTCTCCAGGCTCTTCACCGCAGCGACCTTCAGGGCGTGGTCAGCGATGGCGGAGCAGATGGCGCCGAACTGGGACTCGCGGAACAGTCGCGCGGCCTTGACCTGCGTAGCGGTGAAGCCCAGCGTCGCCAGGAAGTCGGCGGTGACGGTGAAGCCCAGGCGGGCGTTGATGGTGCCCAGCGTGAGGGTCGGCTGTTCATCGGCCGGCGCGGGGGCGGGTTCGGGGCGGCGGACCTGGGACACCGGGGCCGCCACGGGAACGATCGGCGCCGGCGCGGGCGCCGCCGCGCGCGCGGCCAGTTCCTCGTCGCGCGCCTTCTGCTCGCGGTCCCGGGCGGCGGCGAGGTCCGCGGTCAGCTTGTCGATGACCTGGGCGTGGAGGACTTTCGCTTCCTCGAGTCGTGCGCCGAAGGTGTCCTCGCTGGGCACGTTGGAGCGCGTCATCATCAGGACGTTGTCGATCTCCAACGCGGTGCGGTCGCCGTAGTGCAGGCGGGCGTCGAGCTCTTCGAAGCGGCCCACGATGCGCGCGCGCTTGGCGGACTCCTCCGCTTCGCGCTTGATGCGCTCTTGCTCGGCCTGGCGCTGCTGGCGGGCCTCGTCTTCCGCCTTCTGGTCGGCGATGCGCAACTTCACGAGCGCGGTCAGGTCCTCGGGCTGCTTGAGGACGATCGTCGCGGTGTCGTGGAAGAGGCTCTTGTAGTCGGCGGCCAACTCGCGCAGCGTGCCCAGGTTGATCTGGATCCGGTCCGCGATGGCGTTGGCCTCGATCTTGGCGTTGGCCAGGACCAGGTTCACCGCCTCTTGCATGTTGTCGAAGCTCTTCTTGCCCTTGATCGCGCCCGCGAAGTCGGCCGGGATGGCGGGCATCAGGTCGCGGCCCAGGCGGGTGTTCAAGGCGGCGATGTGCTCGCGCAGCGCCTTGGTCGGCACGCTGACCAGTTCCACCTTCCGGCGATCCTTCTCGGCCTTCACCAGCTTGTCCAGGTCCAGGCGAACGCGGCGCGCCTCGGCGCTGATGTCGTCGATCGTGCGGAACAGAGCGTCGATGCTCTCCGTCTGGCTCAGCGCGTGCTGCTTGGCGGCGGCGAGCCGCTCCTCGACGTCGCCGCACCACTTCACGGTCTTCTCCGCGTTGGCGAAGTCATCGTCCGTGGTGAGCTCGCGCTTGATGCCCTTGAAGACGGCGAGGGCAGTCTCCTTGAACGAGTCGAGGTTGCTCGCGGTGACGGCGCCCGTGACCTGGATGCGCAGCGCCGGCAGCGTCTCCGGCGCGCGCCCCGTGGGCTTCGGCGCCTCGGCCACCGGGGGCACGTAGTCGCACAGGTCCTGCTCCAGCTGCGCCCAGCCGGCGGTGATGCGCGCGGCCAGTTCCGGGTTCGGCGTGTACCAGCAGTGGCGCTCCTCGGCGAGTTCGTCGCCGTTCCACTTCGACGCCATGAACAGCACGCGCTCGCAGCCCGAGACCATGCACTGCTGCTCCATCTGGATCTGGTAGTGCAGCGGCAGGTCGGCGCCGGTACAGCCTTCCACCATGACGGCGCGCAGGTCCTTGTTCAGGCTTTTGTGCTCGAAGGCGACGTCATCCAGCATCGTCAGGCCGTCGAAGGACACGGACAGCTTGCCCGCGGTGCCGGTGACCGGATAGAGGTCCTCACCGATGATCTGCTCGGCCAGCGGGCGCGCGAGCGCTTCCGCGCGATGGCCCTCGTCGAAGATGCGCTGCGTCTCCGGGCTGACGTCGGCGGACAGGCCGGTATGCAGCTCCAGCAGCAGCGCGTCGCGGCTCTTGTACGGCGACTCGCCCAGCATGGCCGGCGCATCGCTCGCGTTGAAGTGGTTGAGGCGGTGGGCATGCCATTCCGGCGAGCCCTGGATCAGGTCGTGCTTTTGCATGGTGTGGTCCTCACTGCGCGCGCTTGATGGCGCGGATCTGCTTCTCTTGCTCGGCGTCGAAGGGCTTCTTGGCCTTCACCGTCTTGACGATGTCGTCGGCCGTCTTCTTGCCGGACTGGATGTACTTCTCCCAGGCGGGGAAGTTGCGTTCGAAGTCGGCGGCGGGGTAGGTCTCCGCCGTCGCCGCGGCGCGCGCCTCGGTGCGCGGGGCTTCGCCTTCGGACTCGTCGCCTCGCCCGTCGTTGTCGTCGCCGCCTTCGGCCACGCCGCAGATGGCCTTGAGCGTGTAGCGCTGGAGGTAGGAGACGGTCGACGCGATCTGCTGGATCGAGTTCTTCTTGCCCGAGTCGTCCGGCGGCCCGCCCATCTCGACGCTCTCGGAGTGGCCGGCCTTGTGCTTCAGGATGCACGTCACCGAGATCCACGTTGGTGTCTGCTTCACATCCCAGCGGTACGACATGCCGTGCTTCGCCAGCGCGGGGCCCACGGCCGCCACCACATCGAAGAGCTCCGCGTGCTTGTAGCCGACGAAGGCGCCATCGCGGCCGGTGTAGCCGACCTGCTTGCTCTTCAGGATCGTGATCGCCTCGGCCTTGAAGCCGGCCATCGCCTCGTTCATCGCCTGATCGGCGAGTTTGGCGTCCTGACGATCGGCGAGATCCATGATCGTTCCGATCTGCTCCGGCGTGGCGCCGCGATCGAGCAGCGCCAGCAGGAACGACTCGCTCTTCGAGAACACCGGCTGGTTCGCGGCGGCGGTCGCGACTGCGGACGGCTGTTGCGCGGCCGCGAGGGGCTGGGACGGTCGATCGCTCAGGTCCAGGAGCTCGAGCATCTCCTGCTGGGTTGCTGCTTGCATGGCGGCGCTCCGATCAGACCGCGACGGGATCGGGCTGGTACTTCTTGAACGGCAGCGCCTTGATGTTGGCGCCGAAGAACTTCCCGATCGATTCGGCGCCGACGAAGGCCGCGTAGGTCTCGGGCTCGACATCGGGGTAGTGGTAGATCGCTCCGGTGCCGCGCGGGAACGAGACGGCCAGCGTCTTCGTCTCCGGGTCATAGCCGATGGCCTGGACCTGGCTGGACTCGACCTCGTTCAGGACGATGGGCGGGCGGGGTTCGGTCTCGAAGGCTTGGGCGGGCGTGAAGGTCTTGGGCATGAGGGGGCTCCGTTGATGGGGTGGTGGGGCGACGCTTCGTCGGTTAGCGCGTCGTGCGCGGCCAAGAACGCGGCGGTTTGCCGATGCGCGACTGCAACGTGGCGATCTCTTCGCCTGCCATGGCGTCGCCGCGCTCGCCCCATGCCTTGTATTTGCCTTGACGGAGCAGGCGGTCGAGCGCGCGCTCGCGGCGATCGGACTTGAGGGGATGCGTGGTGCGGGAGTCGCGGATACCCATGAGGTTCTCCAGTGGTGGTGAGGTGAAGGGTGGGGCGGCGTTGCATCCCCGGGATCCCCCAGGGCGCCGCCCCGTTGGGGTTCAGTTCGGGATGGCGCGAGCGATCTGCGTGGCGAAGTGCGCCACCAGGATCACGAAGAGGACGAACGCGACGACGACGATGGCGAAGTCGGTTCCGGTCCAGCCGTTCGACTCAAGGTCGCGCTGGTAAGCGGACTCGGCCGTGTCGAGTTCACCGGGGCAGGTGTCGGACTCCAGCCACTCGATGCGACGGGTGGCGGCGGCGGGCGCGGGCGCGATGGCGCGGCGGATCAGAGCGAAGGCCATGGGGTCACTCCTTGAGGGCAGCGTTGATGCGATCGGCGATGCGCGCCATGCCGGTGTCTCCGGGATGGCCGAGGACGCCGACGTTCTCGGGGGAGACGATCAGTTCGGTGATGTCGACCCACCGGCCGCCGCCGGACTCGCACAGCGGGCGCATAACAGCGTCACGGTCGCGAAGCGACTGGCTGAGCCCCCAGGTCGAGACGCAGACCAGCTTCGCGCCGGCCTTGGCCCTCGAGACGAGCTCGGCGTACTTGGCAGGAAGGCCGTTGTCGCCCAGCTGCAGGATCACGACCGTCCCGGCGCCAACGGTGAACGCCGGAAGCGCCGCCGCCGGATCCGTCTCGTTGGCGTAGAGGTTCATCGCCACGAACGTAAGGCCCTGAGCGCGCGCCACGAGGTGGACGTAGTCCTTCTCCGGCGCCGAGGCCGCCATGCCCCATCCACCCGCGCCCCAGACGGAGGAGCCCGGGACATATGAGCCATCGAAGGGGATGAGCGTCAGCGAGTTGCCCAGCGCGACGATGTTGGTCCGCTGCTGCACCGGCGCGGGGGCCGGGGAGGGCTCAGAGGCACCACCACCGCCGCCACCGCAGGATGCCGACACCACCGCCAGCACGCCAGCGAGGAACCACGCGACATTGCGGGCGCTCATGCCGCCTCCGGCGCGTTGGCGGCAACGGGGAAGGGCAGGACCTGCGCGGTCACGCGCTGGGGAGCGGAGAAGAGCTCGAGGTGGCTCTCGCGCCGCTCGCGGTCATCCGCGATCCGGTTGTGCAGCTGGTTGACCAGCCGCTCCTGGCGGTTGCGCTTCACCGCGGCGATGTCGCGCAGCTGCAGCGAAGCGACAGACGACGACAGGGCGCGCGAAGCTGCGGCAAGATTCGGTGCCCGCGCGGCGTTCGCGCGGTGCTCGATGTAGTCGGCGTGGTGCTGGTTGACCTCTTCGGTCATCGCGGCCAGCACTCGCTGCGCTGCAGCGAGCTCGGCCTGAAGTTCGGTTGCGTCCATCTGCGTTCCCGGATTGGGTTGCGACAGACGCAATTTACCCGCAGGTAATCAAATAAACAATACCTGTGGGTAAATCATTGTGGCGAACTAGGGTAAACACCTAGCAGCGTGCGCATGGGGTTCAGGAGAGGCGCCGGGAGAGGCCCCCCGGCGAGATGTTCAACGCGTGGAGCGCGCGTCGGCCGTCACGGCCTCGAAGACCCTGCGGGCCATCGTGTGCATGTCTGCGTCTGCCGGGTGGCGCGCAACATCCATGTTCGTCCAGGCGCCTTGCGCGCCCTTATAGATGTCGCCAATGTGCACCCAGGTCGCACCAACGGAGCGGGCGGCCCGCTGCATCACCAGATCTGCGACGGGCCTGCGCCAATACGTCGAGGTGCATGCGATGCTGCCGGCGCCGGAAACGAGACGCAGCAGGTCCTGGTAGCGCGCCGGCAAGCCGTTGTCGCCGAGGGCAACCACGACCAGAGTGGAGGTGTCGACATGGACCTGGGGCAATGGAGCTTTCGGGTCCATCTCGATGGAGGCCACATTCACCGCGGTCACCGGCACCCGCAGCATCGCGCCGAGGGTGTGGGCAAAGTCCCTGTCCTGTGCGCTCGCGGCCATGCCCCAATTGCCCACCCAACCCGCTGAGGGGAGGGGGCCATGCTTCGTGATGCTGTTGCCCAGCACCACCAGCTTCGTGATCTCGCCGGACTTTCGCTCGGCGACCGGCGCCCATTTGCGGCTCCGCACGAACCAACGAAGCTCGGTGACCAACCTGCGCGCACGCTTGCGCTCGACCAGCGCGCGGCGCCACACCTTTCTCAGCACTGTGTTTCTCCCTGTATCAAAGGTTTCGCCTGCCCTGGCAGGCGGCCCGCATTCTGACGGTTCAGGGCTTGCGTCTGGGCGCTTGTTGAACGCTGAACGTGATCGGACCGCTGAGCGTGACGCCCAGGTTCTCGATGTCGCCACCGACGTAGAGGTTCGGTAGCTTGGCTAGCGCTGTCTCGCGAGCCGAAAGGTCTTCAGCGGGCAGCGCATCAAGGATGCGTTTGACGATGGACGACGGATTGCTATCTGGCTTTTCCATGACTGTTGTAACTCCCAGCGAACCCCCATCTTCAGCCGCCCGGCAAGGCGTGATGTAGTGGAAAGTCCTATGTCGGGAATCGGTCAGGAAATCCGTTTTAGGGCGCCAAGCTGAATTGCCACAATCGCCAGTAGGAGTGCGACCACCAGCGCGCGATAGGCGCGCCTACGCCAAGGCCGCCGGTCCTTTCCGCATCCGCGGCAAACGGGCGCGTGAGCCCAGTTCAGAGCCCCGCAACCCTTGACGCGGCACGGAATGCCGACTTCTTTAGGAGGGGGCATTGTTGCGACTTGTAGAACCACATCACCGTCGGCCGTATAGCCCAACTGGGTGACGTCACCCTGGACGGAGACGCCTGGCTTGGATTCCTGATCCATGCACCACGACTGCTAAAAGTGGCGCCTGTTTTATTGATTCAACGTGCGGCGGCCGGAGTTATCCCCCAAGAGTGTGGTTGCGCGTGAACCACATCACGACCGGCCCGCTGGGGCATGTGCGACCTGCGTTTGATTCAGATCAAGCGTTGCGCGGTATGCGGAGTTTATGGCGTCCAGTAGGACGTCAGGCGCCAAGCTCCTGCGCGCACTTTGCAGGTGCGTGAGCGTTTCCTCAGCCATGGCCCGCCAGGTACGCAACTCGGGGGGGTGGAAGGATTGCAGCTCTTTGGCCAATCGCTCGCGGGCGATCCGGCTGTCGGGCGACTTGGCGAAGGTGGCGCACAGGTCCGCAACCAGATCCCGTCGCTCGTCCGACACCGCGGATAGCAGCTGAGCGAGCAACTCCGTCAGCTCGTCAGGCCCAAGTCCCAGGGCCCGGATCTCCGCCGGCGGCCTGGTCGCATTGCGCGTCCGGACCGGAATCGGCTCCCCCAGGCGTAGCTCCTCGGGGAAGAGCATGTGTCCTGGCGCGAGCTCCAGCGCGGACTCGATCTGCAGGGCCATCTCGTCGCCGATCGCCTTCATGGGGCGGCGCGCGTCGGCTTCGCCCTCGTCCTTCAGCGCCCGGCTGAGATAGGACGCCGGCATCCCCATGGCCGCAGCTGCCTCCTTTTGAGAGGGGTACTTGGCCGTGAGCGCCGCGAGGGCGCGCTGGCGCGCTGCGTGGAGTGCTCGGATGTCCATCGCGGGAAGATAGCCGCCACGATTTACCCCTAGGTGCATGAATTCGCTTGCAAACAAATTACCTATGGGTAAACTGCGGTGCATGCATGGACCTTTCTATGACTACTTCTTCGGCATGGCAGTCCCCGACCGGGACGCGTTGGCCGCGCGCGCAGGGACCACTCGCGGAGTGCTGACGCAAGTGGCCTACGGCCACAAGCAGATCGAACTCGGGTTCGCTGACGCGCTGGTCGCGGTCTGCGCCGGGAAGGTGGTCCTCGACTGGTTGCCGCTCACCGACAACGCCAAGCGCCAGCGGTCCATCCGCGAATCGGCGCTGGTGGGGCAGGGGGCCTGAGCCATGGCCACCGAACAGCCCGACAAGTGCGCTGCCTGCTCCAAGAGCCGCAAGGCGATGGATGAGCAGGACTGGGAGTGCAGCGCGGTGGAGTGCCCGTGCCGTCCGGTGTGCTGGGCTGGTGGTCGCGCGCTGAAGCGCAACGCCGTGGCCAAGGTGCCCAACCCCATCGCGGACCTGCTGGACCGCGTGGAGGCCTGAACCGTGGCTCACGACCGCTTCGCCTTCTGCTCGGCTTCGAGCAGGTGCCGTGCGTCCGTCTGCAGCTGCGCGGCCAGCGAGCGCAGGCAGCGTGTGAGGGTCTCGCGCCACTTGGCCTTGGCCCAGTCCAGATCCTGTTTCGTTGCCATCGCTTCTTTCCTTTCGTCGGTGTGTCTTCGCGGAGCCGCCTGGGTCCAGAAGGTCCCATCAGCCGTCTCCCACTCCTGGTGGGAACGGACGGGCCTGGGCGTCTCCGCGAGGTCATGAGCCTCGAAGTCGTATCAACCTTGAGTGGGAGAGCTCAAACCATGGGAGAAAGTCTGAACCCCAAGTGGAGGAAACCGTTGGATACCCGAGTTGATTCGGCGCAACCGGCGCAAACGTCCTTCGACATGGAGACGCTTGACGCGCGCCAGATCGAAGCGTTCGACCTCACGCGCTGCATGACGGAGGCCGTCCGCCATGACCCCCGAACCGATCAGCAGATCGCGAAGGCGATCGGCGCGTCGAAGGGGTACATGTCGAAGTGGCTGGGATCCGTCGGTGCCGAGCAACTTGGGCGCTTCGCCCGCTTCTGCGAGGAGACGGGACACATCGGCCCTCTGCAAAAGGTCGTCTACGACCTGGGCTTCGAGTTGAAGCCGAAGCGCTCGCGCCGCCGCGCCGCGCGCCGCCCCGTCAATGCCTGACCCCGGAGCAATCATGCCCATCTACTCGCGTCGTCAGATCGCGGAGCACTTCCGCGCCTTGCTGCAGCGTCACCCACGGCTCCACGCCATCCAGATCACCGCCTCCGACTTCGGACAGTCCGCGGCGACGGTGGAAGAGGTCGTGAAGGACGCTGCCGTCACCGCCTACCTGCACGCCCTTGGTCTCGATCCGTCGGCGCCCGCGTCGCTCGTGCTCCACACCGCGGCGAAGGCTCACGGGATGGACGCTGACGCGCTGCGCGTGGCGGTCGATGAGCACTGCGAATCGGTGGGGGGCTGATCATGCTGAAGTCCCTGATCATCTACCGCCTGTCGAAGGACTGGACGCCCAACGCCGATCTCTTCGAGGAATCGCTCGAGCGTGAGGCCTTCACGCCGTGCGGCGCGACGCAGGCGCTGTCGGTCGGCTGGGTGCCGCCGCGCGGTGACGCGGAGTCGCCGCTCCTGGAGATCATCGACGGCCAATGGCTGCTGACCCTCCGAGCCGAGAAGCGCATCCTGCCCGCCAGCGTGATCCGCGAGGCTCTGGAGGAGCGCCTCGACCATATCGAGCAGGAGACGGGCCGCCGGCCGGGTAAGAAGGCGCAGACCGACCTGAAGGAGCAGGTGACGCTGGAGCTGCTGCCGCGCGCCTTCACAACCTCCTCGCATACCCGCGTCTGGATCGACCCGACGCTGGGCCTGTTGATGGTGGATGCGGGCTCGGTGAGCAAGGCCGACGAGGTCGTGACGATGCTGGTCAAGGCGGACCCGTCGATCAACCTCCACCTGCTGCAGAGCGCCGAGTCGCCGGCCGCGTGCATGGGCGCCTGGTTGATGGACGGGATCCCGCCCGAGGGCTTCACGATCGACCGCGACCTCGAACTGAAAGCCGCCGACGAGATGAAGTCCGCGGTGCGCTTCACCCGCCACAACCTGGACCGCGCCGACGTCCGCGACCACCTCACCGGCGGCAAGATGCCCACGCGGCTGGCGATGACCTGGAAGGAGCGCATCAGCTTCGTCCTCACGGACTCGATGCAGATCAAGGGCGTGAAGTTCCTGGACGTGGTGTTCGACGGCCGCGACAAGCCGGCCAAGGACGAGGCCTTCGACGTCGACGCGGCGCTGGCCACGGGCGAGCTGTCGCGCCTGATCCCCGCGCTGATCGAGGCGCTGGGCGGCGAGCTCGACTTCATCGGGCAGAACGCCAAGATCGCCGAGCAGGACGCGCTTCCAGAAGCGGTGCCGCCGCATGTGTCCGGCGACGGACCCGACCCCATCTACGCCCGAGCCGTCGAGATCGTGCGGGCGCAGAAGCGGGCCTCGTTGTCTCTGCTGCAGCGGATGCTCACGCTGGGCTACAACCGCGCGTCGCGCCTGCTGGACCGCATGGTCGCCGAGGGCGTGCTTGAGCCCCCCGGTCCTGATGGTCGATACGTGCTCGCCGCGGCCGTCGAACTCGTGGAGCCGACGCCATGACCATCAAGTCCGGAGACCTTGCCGAGGTGATCGGCGGGATGAACGGCACGGCCAGCCCGAATCTGGGCCTGATTGTCCGCGTGCTGCAGTTCCGCGGAGAGCATTCTCAATTCGGCCGCATCTGGCGCTGCGAGGCGGAGTACGCGGAGTTGGGCCAGCCCGGCGTCGGGTGCCCGCCCGGGCAGGCTGACTTCGCCCAGGACTGGCTCCGCAAACTGCCGCCTGACGCCAAGCCGCCCGAGCAGATCAAGACCGAGCGCGAGGTGTCGGCATGAAGCACGACGACCCGAACAACCGCTGCTGTGCCTGCGGTCGCCAAGGACACCGCGCGCACGCGTGTCCGGCTCCGATGCCGCCCGCGCCGACCAAGCCCGCCCAACCTCAGGAGAAGCAGCGATGACCCTTCGATTCGGCTCCGTCTGCTCTGGCATCGAGGCCGCGAGCGTGGCCTTCGATCCTCTGGGATGGAAGGCGGCGTGGTTCAGCGAGATCGAGAAGTTCCCGAGCGCTGTCCTGGATCACCACTATCCCGACGTGCCCAACCTCGGCGACATGACGCAGATCGCCAAGGCGGTTCTGCTCGGCGAGGTCGAAGCGCCGGACATGCTGTGCGGCGGCACGCCGTGCCAGGCATTCAGCGTTGCCGGGCTGCGCGCCTCGCTCGCCGACGACCGCGGCAACCTCACCCTGAAATTCGTGGAGCTCGCTGATGCAATTGACCATGTTCGAGGAATGCGAGGCAAGCAGCCCGCCGTCGTCTTCTGGGAGAACGTCCCCGGCGTCCTCTCGACTAAAGACAACGCCTTCGGGTGCTTTCTGGCTGGCCTTGCCGGAGAAGATGAGCCGCTCGTCGCTCCAGGGGGACGGTGGTCGAACGCTGGTGTTGTGCATGGACCCCAGCGGTCAGTCGCTTGGCGGACCTTGGACGCCCAATATTTCGGACTGGCCCAACGACGCCGCCGTGTGTTCGTTGTCGCAAGTGCTCGAGACGGGTTCGATCCCGCCCAGGTTCTTTTTGAGTGGGACGGCTTGCGCCGGGATTCTGCGCCGAGCAGACAAGCGGGGGAAGAAGCTGCCGCCACCCTTGATGCGCGCGCTGAGGGCGGTGGCTTCCCCGGAACCGACGGAGCCTGTGGCGGCCACGTCCACCCCGTTGCCTACGGCGGAAACCGCACCAGCGGTCCCCGCGATGTAGCCTCGGCCCTCACGGCCCACGGCGGCACAGGCCGCCATGACTTTGAGACCGAGACCTTCGTCACCCACAGCTTGCGCGGCGAAGGCTTTGACGCCAGCGAGGATGGACCCGGCCGCGGCACACCGCTGGTGCCGGTGGCGTTTGACACCACCCAGATCACCAGCGCGGCCAACCGCAGCAATCCGCAGCCGGGTGATCCGTGTCACCCACTTGCGGCCGGTGCACATCCGCCTGCCATTGCCTTCAGCAGCAAGGACCATGGCGCCGATGCAACGGCTGACCTCGCGCCCACCCTGCGCGCGATGAACCACGCGAAGAGCCATGCCAACGGCGGCGGACAGATGGGCGTCGCCTACACCACGAAGCTGCACAACACCGCGAGCAACAACGCTGGCAAGGTCTTCGAGGAGCGCTCGACCTGCCTCGACGCCAACAGCCCGCCGTCGGCGCTGTTGACCGCCATGCAGGTGCGCCGCCTGACCCCTCTCGAATGCGAGCGCCTGCAGGGATTCCCTGACGGCTACACGGCGATACCGTGGCGCGGCAAGCCCGCATCGGAGTGCCCGGACGGTCCGCGCTACAAGGCGCTCGGCAATAGCTGGGCGGTTCCCTGTGCCTACTGGATCGGAGCTCGCATCGACGCCCAGGTCCGACAACTCAATCTTCGGGAGGCCGCATGAGCGCCGTTCCTTCTGTTCCCGCCGTCATCCGGCGAGACCCTGACCGCCAGCAGCCGGCCCGCCGGAGCCGTCTCCACATCGAGGACCGAGAGCTCTGGCCGGTCCGCGCGCCGCGGCGCGAGGTGTCGGCGCGCGAGATGCGCCGGGCGGGGAGGGTGTCTTGATGACGGGAATCGCTCGCCCCGCGCTGCGGTACCACGGCGGGAAGTTCCGCTTGGCCAGCTGGATCGCCAGCTTCTTCCCGCCGCACCGCATCTACGTCGAGCCGTTCGGCGGCGGCGCCTCGGTGTTGCTGACCAAGGACCGGAGCTACGCTGAGATTTACAACGACCTGGACCTCGAGGTCGTGAATCTCTTCCGCGTGCTGCGCGACGCTGCGCAAGCGGAGCAGCTGGCACGAGCGCTGCACCTGACCCCGTTCTCCAGGGAGGAGTTCCGCGATGCATACGCGGAGACGTCCGACCCGGTCGAGGGCGCGCGCCGTACGCTGGTCCGCAGCTTCATGGGTTTCGGCACGACGACGCTGCGGCACAACCGCACGGGATTCCGGGCGAAGGCCAATCGCCAGACCCAGCCCGCCCAGATCGACTGGACGAACTACCCGGCGCACGTGGCCACGTTCACCGAGCGCCTACGCGGCGTGGTGATCGAGAACCGGGACGCGTTGAAGGTGATAGCCCAGCAGGACACCGAAGGCACGCTGTTCTACGTCGACCCGCCGTATCCCCACGAGACGCGGTCGGCAATCAAGAGCCACAACGACAAGGCATATCGCCACGAAATGACCACCGAGGACCACCAGGCGCTCGCAGCGACGCTGCATAGCCTGAAGGGCATGGTGGTCCTGAGCGGCTACGCGTGCGAGCTCTACGACCGCCAACTGTTTGCCGACTGGGAGCGCCACGAGCGCGTCGCCATGGCCGACGGCGGACGGGAGCGCGTCGAGGTCGTCTGGATCAACCCCGCGTGCGCTCGAGCGCTTTACCTCGCGCGCGGCGATCTTTTCGCGGAGGCTGCATGACCAACGCCTTCTCCACCGACTACGTCTCCCAGCTCCGCCAGGACACCCAGCGCGAGCGCGCCGCGGCGTCCGCCGGCCGCAAGCTCAGCGCGATCAACCAGGCGAAGCTCGAGGCCCATGGCCCGGCCACGCTGCCGACGGTCGCGCAGCGGCGCGCCGACGAGGACCGCAACCGCGCGATCAGGGCTGGGAGGAAGCTCTGATGCGATCGCGACCATTCAAGAAGGTCCCGGTCGCGGAGCGGCTGGCCGAGCGGCGAGGCGGCGTGATGCTGGGACCGCATGCGCCCGACCGCTCCGTCTGCTACTTCGATGGCCGGCATCTGTGGACTGGCACCGACACGAAACACCGCACGCCGGGCGCCCGCAAATGGCGCTGCCGCGTTCGGATCAAGCGCCTTGTGCGGGGAGGGGTGGCGCAGCCATGCCGAACCGATTGATTCGCGAGGGAGTCATGGAGTCCGAAGCAATGCTGTCGGTGCCTGCTGAGGCCCGCTGGTTGTTCGTGACGATCATGCTGTGTGCGGACGACGTCGGGTTGTTCGAGGCGACCGAGTTCAAGCTCGCCCGCAAGGCCGACGTCAACCGCGACCTCGCCGGCCGGCTCATGGGCATGCTCGCCGACGCAGACTTGATCCGCCTGTACGAGGTGTCTGGCAAGCGCTACGGCTTCATTCCGAAGTTCGGACAGCGTGTTCAGATCACCAAGGCGAAGCATCCGCTGCCTCCGGCCGCCCTTTTCGCCGACGACGAGGATGCGGCACGAAAGATCAACAACTTAGGTGCAAAAACAACCGTTGGCCAACAGCTGTCCAGCGCTGGCCAACCGCCTGAAGTAGAAGTAGAAGTAGAAGACTCTGTATCGTCTTCTTCGAACTCTTCGAGTTCTCAGAAGCCTCGTCGGACTCGCCCGTCCGACCCGGTGCCGGCGTGCCCCTTCGATGACATCGTCCGGCTCTACAACGAGACCCTGCCGGAACTGCCGAAGGTGATCGTCGCGGGCAAGGGCCGGAAGCGCTCGATCGGCGCGTTCTGGACCTGGGTCCTCACCAGCAAGAAGTCGGACGGCGAGCGCCGCGCCGCGACGGCGGACCAGGGGCTGACCTGGATCTCAAAGTACTTCGAGCGGGTGCGGGACAACGACTTCCTCATGGGCCGGACGGCGCCGGGCAAGGGGCATGAGGGCTGGCGCTGCACGCTGGACTTCCTCGTGACCGAGAAGGGCCTCCGCCAGGTCATCGAGAGAACGGCGGTAAGCGCATGAGCGACCATCTGGCCACCCTGGCCTCACCCGAGGCCGAACAGAGCGTCTTGGGTGCCATCCTGCTCGACAACGTTGCATTCGATGCGGTGGGGGGATTCCTCGAAGCGTCCGACTTCCACCGCGGCGAGCACCGCCTGGTCTACGAGGCGCTCGCGCGGCAGATCATCGCTTGCAAGCCGGCGGACCTAGTCTCCACGTACGAGCTGCTCAAGGCCGAGCAGGATGAAGCGGCCTTTGGCGGCCTGTCCTACCTGACCGCGCTGGCGCACAGCGTCTTCAGCTCGGCACGGGTGCGGCGCCACGCGGAGATCGTCAAGGAGAAGGCCAAGCTGCGCGGCGTGCTCGCCAAGCTGGACGAGGCGCAGGAGATCGCGCGCGGGCCCGGCGAGCTGTCGGCCAAGCTGGACGCCATCGCCGGGCTGCTCAATGGCATCGACGCGAGCAACAGCGCGCGGATGCCAAAGCCGATGTCGGACGTCATGCTGCGCGTCATCGACGGCATCAACGCGGCGGCCGAGGGCTCGGCGACGCCCGGGTGGCCGACGGGCTTCCCGACCCTGGATCGCTACCACAACGGCGGGCTGCGGGAGGGCAAGGTCTACGTGCTCGCCGCGCGGCCGAGCGTGGGCAAGTCGAGCGTCTCCTGGCAGATCCTGGAGCAAAACGCCGCCGCCGGCCGGCCGTGCCTGGACCTGAACCAGGAGATGGAGGACGAGGAGATCGGGCAGCGGGCCCTGGCCAACGTGGGGCGCATCGACTACGGGCACATCCAGACCGGCCAGCTGACCGAGGAGGAATGGGGCAGGGTGGCCGAGGGCGTGGACAAGCTGGGCAACGCTCCGATCTGGGTGGACGACGAGCCGAGCCTGACGCTCCGAGCGATCAACTCCAAGGCCCGCTACGTCCGCGGCCTGAAGGTGCTCCTCGTGGACTACCTGCAGCTGTGCGAGGGCGAGGGCGAGACCCGCTCCGCCGCGGTCGGCTCCGTGAGCCGAGGCCTGAAGAAGCTGGCCAAGCAGCTCGGCATCGCGGTGATCCTGCTGTCGCAGCTGAACCGCAAGGTGGACGAGCGCCCGGACAAGCGCCCGCAGATGAGCGACCTGCGGGACTCCGGAGAGATCGAGCAGGACGCCGACGCAATCTGGTTCATGTGGCCGCTCGAGAACGAGCTGGACGCCGAGGTGCGGTCGGTGGGATTCGAGGTCGCGAAGAACCGCGGCGGCAAGAAGGGCGCCTTCGTCATGAACTTCGACGGGGCGCGTCAACGGTGGACGGAATCAACCAGGCGTCTGGACGAATTCCAGCGCAGCAAGGCAAGGACTGGAGGCTTCGAGTGACTGAAAGAACAAAACGACTATCCGGCCAGCGCATAGGCCTGCTGGGCTACCTCAAGCTGCTGGACAAGGCGCGGCGCGAACCGGTGACCCTGACGGATGTTCAGGAGTTTCTGAACGTCGACAAGTACCGCGGGGGCCTGCTCATTCGTAGCCTTCGGGCTGTTGGCCTCCTGCATATCGGCGGCTGGGCTCCGGCGCTGAAGACCTACGGGACGATGCGCGCGATCTACCACTTCGGCCCCGGTGTGGACGTGGAGTATCCGTTGCCGATCAAACGCAAGAAGGCTCCGATGCACCGTTCGATCAACGCGACGGCGATCATGGCCAAGAGCGTTCTTGAGGCGCTTGCCGACCCTTGCTCGAAGGGTGATCTGTCGTTCTCGACGGGCATCAATGCGCGGTATGTGAATGATCTGATGAACGGCATGTACGAAGCCGGGATCGTGCGCATCTCAGCTTGGGAGCCACGCGGCATGAACTCGGGTGGGGTGCCCGTGGCGATCTATTCGCTGGGCCGAGGTCCTGACAAGGCCAGACCGGCGCCGATGACGAAGACGAACCGAGAACGCGTGCGGAGGCAGCGCAAGCGGGCCAAGCTCGAAATGCTTGACGTCATCCGCTTGACTGCCTCGGCTGCCAACTCTGACCAGATGCTGGAGGCCGCATGACCAAGCCCCGAAAGAAGTATCGCCCGCGCGGCGCCAACCCCATGTCGTTCCTCCTGACGATGAAGGGCGCGACGCTGCTGCTCAAGGATGACCAGATCATCAAGGCCGAGCTCATGCGCGCCGCGGTCGATGCGGCGGCCCGCGCCGAGGCGAGCACCGGGCACTGGCGCGACATCTGCGACGTGCTGAACATGCTCGAGGCCTTTGCGGCGATGAAGCTCCTGAAGGCCGAGGACGGCTTCTTCGACCAGCAGAAGCAGAACCTCGTCGACGTCCACGGGCGAATCCGCGCCAGCGGCATGCGGACTCTTCGCGCGCCGGAGTTGCAACTGCTGCGAGACCTGCAGGTGGCGTGGGCCGCCGCGCTGGCCGGCGTCACGAACAACGAGTACCGCCAGGCTGAAGAGCGCGTGCTGCGCAAGATCGCCCAGGCGGTGAACGATCCCAACGTCACCGTGCTGGAGGCTGCATGAGGCTCACCCATCGCGTGCTGAAGGCCCTGACCGGGCCCAAGGACCAGTTCCAGATCGCCGGCGAGTGCGGCAGCCGCTACCGGGTGCAGGACGTCTTCTCGATCCTGATTAACCTGGAGAACCAGGGCGTCGTCGCGCAACGCGGCGGCCTGTGGGAGCGGGTATCCGAGCTGCCCGTGGTGGCGAGCCCGCGGTGGGCCGCCGCGAACTCCGTCTTCGACCTCGCGAGGGCCGCATGAGCCAAGCCATCCGCACCTACCTACCCAACGTCGCCGAGGGCAAGGAACTGCTCGCCATCTTCGGGCGTCAGGTCAACTCGATCATGCGCAACAGCGCGCACGGCGTCACGATCGTGGCCTACGTCCCGCAGAGCCGCGACCAGCAGAGGATCTACCACTCGGCCCTCACGGACCTCGCCAAGCAGGTGGAGATCGACGGGCGCCTCCACACGCCGGCGGTCTGGAAGCGCATGACGCTCGCCGCCTTCTTCGAGGAGACGCGCGAGATGGACGAGTTCCGGGAGGAGTGGCGCGCCCTTGGGGCGTTGCTGATCCAGGGCCGCCTGATCACGACCGTGACGTCCGCCGAGTTCTCGATGGAGCTGGCCAGGGCCTACCTGACCTACCTGCACGCGCTCGGCGACGAGCAGCGGGTGAAGTGGAGCCCCACCAGTCTGGGCCGCGAGGCGGCGAACGATGCGGCAGGCCCGCGCTCGGAGGCCGCATGATCGTGATGCAGCTATTGCTCGCCGCTGTTGCGCTTCTCTACGGGACCCTTTACTGGCTTACGGGAGAGCCTGACGGATGGGAAGTCCTGATGAGCTACAAGAACCATGACCGCATGGCAGCGGGATGGACCAGGGTCAAGTGGATAGGCTGGGGCCTGCTCGCCGCCTTCGATGCCGCGATGTGGCCGTTCGTCTGGGAGCTGCTGACGAAATGAAGCGCTCGCCCATGAACCGCAAGACCCCGCTCCGCGCCAAGCCCGCCGACGGTGCCCGCCCGGCGCCGCGCCCGGTCAAGTGCAAGGCGCCAGGCTGCGAGAACCGCTTCGTCCGCCGGTCGATGACGCACAAAGCTTGCGGTCCGGAGTGCGCGGCCGCGCTGGCGCGGATCGTGAACCAGCGCGCGGCCGCGCGCGCTGCGATCGACGACCGCAAGCAGACGCGCGCCCAGCTGGAGGCGCTGAAGGGGCTCAAGGAACTCCGCGCCGAAGCGCAGGCCGCGTTCAACCGCTACATCCGCCTGCGCGATCGCCGCGCCGGCCATGCGTGCATCTGCTGCGGCGAGCCGCTGAACTGGACGAGCAGCCTGACCGGCGGCGACGTGGATGCAGGGCACTTCCTCTCGCGCGGCGCGCGGCCGGAGCTCGCCTTCGACGAGCGCAACGTCAACGCCCAGCGCAAGGGCTGCAACAGGACGGGCGGCACGACCTACACCCGCTTCCGCGCCGGCATGGTCGCCCGCTACGGTGAGGAGGTCGTCGCGCAGCTGGAGGGCCCGCACCCGATGCCGCACCTGAAGCACGACGACTACCGCCAGATCCGGGACGCCTACAAGCTCAAGGCCCGGGCGCTGGAGAAGGTTGCGGCCAACGATGCCGACGGATTCGTGCGCGCTGCCTGAATTTCTCCCTAGCATGCCCACGCCATGCGCACGTGAAGGAGCGGAGCACATGGCGGTACAGACGGCACCCTGGGTGGCCGCTGAACAGTTGGACCTGTTCGGCGGCTTTGTCGCGTCCATCGTCGAGGTCGTGAAGCGTCAGCGCGTCCGCCGCCCGGCCGCCAACGAGCCCGAGTACACCCAACTCACCCTCGCGCCCGAGGAAGCGCCTGCCGACATCCTCCCGCGCCTAGTGCTGGACGACGACGAGGACGACTACCCGGTCCACCGCCTGACCAGCGCCTCCCAGTGCGAGATCCCGAAGGGCATGGGCCCGGCGAGCATCTTTGCGGCCGGCGCCGCGGCGTGCCTGTCCAACCTCATGGGCTCCGGCCGCCAGGACCAGCCCGAGCCGATCCACCGCCGGATCGTCCGGGACGTCGGCCATGTGGTGCACCACGCCCTACGGGTCCAAGAAACCCAGGAGTGGATCGAGAAGGAAGCGCGCCGCCGCGCCCGGCAGAAGCTGCCCAAGCCGCCGAAGCAGAAGTTCAAGACCAAGGGGAGCCGGGTGTGGGTCGACGCTCGAAGCTGACAGACGCCCAGTGGGCAGACATCGAACGGAGGATGCTGGAGGGGGAGGCGGTCCGAGCGCTGGCCCGAGAGTTCCAGGTCTCCGAAGCGGCCATTCGTGCCCGCAAATCTACGCAGGTCGAGCAGATCAAATCCGTTGCGAATCAAATAGTTGCGACGGAGCGCGCAGTTCAGGCACTGCCGATTCCTGCGCAGATTACTGCGCATAACCTCGCAGCGAAGCTCAGGGCGATCAGCGACAACCTCGCCAGCGCAGCCCACTATGGCGCCGCCACTGCCCACCGGCTGAATGCCCTGGCCAACTCCGAGGTGGCGAAGATCGACGATGCCGATCCGCTGAAGTCGGGGGACAGCCTGAAGGGCGTCATGGTGCTGAGCAGGCTGGCCAACGACTCCGCCTCGATCGCGCTGAACCTGCTCGCCGCCAACAAGGAATCGGTCCAGAAGCTGAACGAGGATGCCCCGCCGGCCCCGACGGTGGATCCTTCCAAGCTCTCCGACTCGGCCCTGGCCGAACTGATGGCCGCCCGTGCTCAGGCTTAACGACGAAGACTGGCTCGGAATAGAGCGGGAGTTCTGCCGGCGCAAGCTGGGCAACTTCATCCGCCGGGCGTGGCCGGTGCTGGAGCCTGGCCAGCCGTACATCCATGGCTGGCACATGGACGCGATCAGCGAGCACCTCGAGGCGATCACCACGGGGCATATCAAGCGCCTGCTGATCAACATCCCGCCGGGGACGATGAAGTCGATGGCGACCGCGGTGTTCTGGCCGGCCTGGGAGTGGGGCCCGCGCGGCATGGCCGCCATGCGCTTCATCGGGGCCTCCCACGAGGAGAAGCTCGCCATCCGCGACAACGTGAAGATGCGCCGGCTGATCCAGTCCGACTGGTTCCAGGCGCTCTGGCCGACCGCCATGGCCGGCGACCAGAACGCCAAGACCTACTTCGAGAACGACAAGACCGGATGGCGTCAGGCCTGCCCGGTTAAGTCGATGACCGGCCGCCGCGGCGATCGCGTGCTGTGGGACGACCCGCACAGCGTGGAGGACGCGCACAGCGACGCGGCCCTGGAAGAGGCGAACCGGATCTTCCGTGAGACGCTTCCGACCCGCCTCAACAGCCCGAAGGACTCGGCCATCCTGATCGTGATGCAGCGCTTGAGCGTCAAGGACGTTTCCGGCGTCATCACGTCGGAGGACATGGGCTACGAGCACCTGTGCCTCCCCATGGAGTACGAGGGCCCGCGCAAGATCACGAGCATCGGCTTCGTGGATCCGCGCAAGGAACATGGCGAGCTCCTGTTCCCGGAGCGCTTCCCGCGCGAGGTGGTGGAGCGGGACAAGAAGATCATGGGCCCGTATGCCGTGGCGGGTCAGTTCCAACAGCGGCCGAGCCCCGCCGAGGGCGGCGAGTTCCTGCCCGACATGATCCAGGTCGTCGACGTGCTGCCGGCTGGCTTCATCCGTTGGGCGCGCGGGTGGGACTTGGCCGCGACCGAGGGGGCGGGCGACTACACCGCGAGCGCCAAGATCGGCATCCTGCAGGACGGCCGGATCATCGTCGCCGACGTGAACCGGAAGCAGTACGGGACGGCCAAGCGGGACCAGTTCATCCGCAACACCGCGGCGGCGGACGGCGCCGGCCGGGTCAAGCAGTCGCTGCCTCAGGACCCGGGGCAGGCCGGCAAGAGCCAGGCGCTCGCGATGACGAGCATGCTCGTCGGGCACCACGTCGAGACGACACTCGAATCCGGAGACAAGGTGGTCCGCGCGCGGCCGTTCGCGAGTCAGGTGAATGGCGGGAACGTGCTCATGCTGCGCGGGCCCTGGAACAACGACTTCATCGAGGAGTTGCGCCTGTTCCCGAACGGCCTGAATGACGACCAGGTCGACGCCTCGTCGCGCGGGTTCAACGCTCTGCTGCAGGCGCCGGCCGGGATCTTCACCTGATCGCTGGATATAGTGAGGTGAGGGAGGAACCATGACGAAGAACGAATTTCTCACGCTATGCGTGGCGATCTATGGCGCAGTGGTAGCGACCGCCGTGCTCATTTGGGATGTGATCAAGTGGGCGCGCGGCGGGCCTCGCTTGGCTGTGCGTGTCACGGCTGGCATGGCGCAGGTACAGCGCGGATTCTTCCAAACGGGCGGCCCGCACAAGGCTGTGGTGCTGTTCAACGTGTACAACGAAGGCGATGCGGCCACGACCATTACGACCGCGACGTACATGGTCTATCGCAATCGATGGGACGCATTCTGGAGACGTGGCGCGGAGAGGGCGTTCGCCATCGTCACGATCGACCCCGAGCTGCCTCGCAAGCTTGAGCCAGGTGAACAGTGGCTCGGCACCACCGAAGAGAGCGACGAGTTGACCGGCCTCATCAGGGATCGGGTCGTTTACGCGGAGGTCTACCAAGCTGGGCGCGCTGCCCCGCATCGTGTGCGACTGCGCCCCTAGGGCTTCCTAGCATCCGGCCGCATGGCCGAGATCACCACCAACACCTACGACGTCGCCCGCGCGCGAGCGGACTTCCTCACGGAGCTTGGCTTCGGGCTCGATGCGAAGCGCCCCGGCGCCTGGACCGAGTACGGATACAAGGAGCATCTGGGCTTCGACGACTTCCGGCGGGCATATGAGCGCGGCGGGGCGGGCCACGGCGCGGTGCAGAAGCTGCTCGGCCGGTGCTGGGCCGAGTGGCCCCGCATCAAGAAGCCGGAGGCCGACGAGGAGTCAGCGTGGGAGAAGTCGGTCCTGGCGACCCTGGATGGCATCAAGGGCTGGCAGAAGTTCCAGGGCTTCGACCGGCGCAACCTGATCGGGCGCTATGCCGCGCTGATCTACCGGGTCGCCGACAGCAAGGCTCTTCGGGAGCCGCTGGTCCGGGCCTCCAAGCTGGTCGACATCGTCCCGCTCTTCGAGGACCAGATCAAGGTCACCGACTGGTACTCGGACCCCACCGACTCCGAGAACTACGGCAAGCCGCGGATGTTCCAGTACAGGACCCGCAGCCAGTCTTCCACCACGGACGCCGAGGCCAAGCCGGTCGAGTGGGTCGATGTCCACCCCAGCCGAGTGCAGATCCTGGCCGAGGGCGCAGACAGCGACGACTTCTACGAGGGCGTACCGCTCCTGAAGGCTGGCTTCAATGCCCTGGTGGACATCGAGAAGCTGAGCGGCGGCGGCGCCGAGTCGGCGCTGAAGAACAGCGCCCGCACGATCAAGTTCGAGTACGAATTGAACGCGGCGCCTCAGACCATCACAACGAACCCGGACGGCACGCCCGGCACGAAGTCGGTCCGCGAGGTTCACGAGGAGCAGACCCGCAAGCTCAATCGCAGCCAGGACAGCGCGATCGTCATTCAGGGCGGCAAGGCCGACACCCTGCAGACCCAGGTCGCCGACCTCTCGCCCCAGTTCGAGATCGCGGCCAACCTCTTCAGTGCCTCGGTGGGCATCCCCTTCACGATCCTCTTCGGCCAGCAGACCGGCCGTCTGGCCAGCGACGAGGACCAGAAGGAGATGAACGCCCGCGCCGCCGCGCGCCAGCGCAACGAGCTCACGCCCATGCTGACCGAGTTCGTTAAGCGCATGCAGGCCTGTGGCGTCTTCGAGGCGGGTGACTTCGAGATCGAATGGAAGGACCTCGGCGCGCCGACCGACGAGCAGAAGATCGACAAGGCCAAGAAGATGGCTGAGACGAACCAGGTCGCTTTCAATGGTGGCTCGACGCATCCGGTCTTCGACACGGAGGAGATCCGCAAGGCTGCGGGCTACGAGGAGCGCGAAGGGAAGGGCGACGAGTTCCGCGAGGAGACGCCACCGCAGGACCCGAACGCCCCGGGCGCGCGCGTCGAGCCCGATGACACCAAGGGCGCCAAGCCTGCTCCCGCGCCGGCGCCGAAGAAGTGAGCCGCCGCCCGCGCAACCCGATCATCCCGGGCTCGCTGACGGAGCGCACCGGCTCGATGCCGATCCTCCGCCGGGCGGTCCGGGAGATCAACCGCCGCTTCGCCGGGCTCGAGCGCCAGGTGCTGGACATCTTCGGCCGGATCCGCACCTACTCGCTCAACGACAGCGCCGCGCGCGCGGTGCTCTATGGCTTGAACCCTGAAGAGCTGGCCGCGCTCAACGGTGAGCTGCAGGCGGCGCTGGATTACTGGATCGCCACTGGCCGGCAGTCGGCGAACTCCTTCTGGTGGTCGCCGTTCGTGTCCGAAGCGTCGCAGCTGGGCACCGCGCAGACCGCGGCGAACCTGACCAACCTGTCCGAGGCCTACGCTGCAGCGCGCAGCCTCGCGCAGATCGTCATGTCCGAGCCCTACCGCAACAGGGTTGGCATCGCGCAGGTGAAGTCCTACGAGCATTGGGTGGGGCAGGGCGCCGAGATCAAGTCCGATCTGGCCCAGGTCATCGGCAGCGCGGTCGCCGACGGCCGCAATCCCAAGGAGGTTGTGACGCTGCTGCAGACGCGCCTGGACGTGTCGCGCTCCAAGGCCAAGGCCTTCGCCCAGACCGACATCACCGACAGCCTGCGCCAGGCGCGCTGGGCCGAGAGCGATCAGGCAGCCGAGGAGTTCGGCCTCAACGTCGCCGAGCTCTGGACCTCCGCGCTGCTGCCCACGACGCGGCCCTGGCACGCGGACCGACACGGGCGGGTCTACACGACGGAGCAGGTCCGCAAGTTCTACTCGGAGCGGGGCAACCGGTACAACTGCCACTGCGGGCAGACCGAGTGCTTGCTGGACGAGAACGGGAAGCCGATCCTCACCGACCGCCTCAAGGCGGCCATGGCGAAGGAACTGAAGGACTGGGCGCCGGCCGCTTAGACCGGCACGAGGAACTCGATGCGCTGCGTTTGGCTGACCGCTATGGGCTCCGTTCGTCTCCAGTCCGCGCCGCCGGTTTCCAGATCGACCGGTCCGGCGATCAGCAGGGGCGTCTCGTCCCAATAGAAGGTCTCGGAGCTCGATCCTTGACGCGTGACGCAGCGCATGTGCTGTCGGACTTCCGGGAGGGTGGGCTTTCGGCCGAGGTGAGCCTCGGCGGCGCGCAGCAACGCGGCCTCCAACTTGCGCAGCATCTGGCGCGCCATGTCCATGGCGCGCTCACCGACTTCGTCTCGGCTGAGGGTTTGGATGTCCATGCGCGATTGTTGCGTGGCGCCGTCAAGGCCGCAATCCCTCCATCCATCAATCGGCGCCGCGCGATGCTCGGGGAATCGCCGCATATGTGTGGACAGTGCGGATCCAGTGGCGCCACGGACCGACGGCGCAATTTTGGGCAGACGGTAGAGCCTCACAGGCTGGCAGCTGTACTCATCAATTACAGCGCCCTAGCTGTTGACGCGTCTTCCTAGCATGCGCTCGCATGGCAAAGAAGCACGTCCGAATCCTCAGCGCCGTCAACGCGTCCGCCGTGAGCAAGTCCGGCGGGATCTACACCATCAAGGGCGTGGTGGGCGCGGTGGACGGCATCGTCATGAACAGCATGCTCTACCCGGCCGAGCAGTTGGCCAAGGGCGTCGCGACGATGAACGGCAAGCCCGCGCCGGCCGGTCACCCGAAGAACGCGAAGGGGCAGCACATCAGCGCGCTCAACGGCGAGGCGCTGATCACCTCGTTCATCGGCGCCATCTGCACGAACGCGCGCCACGAGGGCGGCCGTTCCATGTGGGACATCCAGGTCAACGAGGCGCAGGCCCGCGCTCACGCTGACGGCGTCAAGCTCGTCGAGCGCCTGGACGCCGCGATCGCGGGCAACAACGCCGACCCGATCCACGTCTCGACCGGCCTGTTCGTGGACGCCATCACCGCCAACGGTGAGAGCCAAGGGAAGAAGTACTCCCGCATCGCCACGAACCTCCAGTACGACCACCTCGCGATCCTGCTCAACGAGCAGGGCGCCGGCACGCCGGAGCAGGGCGTGGGGATGTTCCTCAACGCCGAGGGCGAAGAGGAGGAGATCGAGACCGTCGAGGTCAACACCGACCCGGTGGACCACCGCGGCGAGGGCGCGCTCGCCGGCCTGAAGTCGCTCGTGCGCCGCCTGCTGGGCAATGGCACGACGGAGGTGTCCTTCGATCAGATCACCTCGGCGCTCTACACGCAGCTGCCAAGCGACTCGTGGCTCCGCGACGTGTACCCGCGCTACGTCGTCTGGACGGATGCCTCCGGGAAGTTCTGGAAACAGGACTACTCGGTCTCGTCCGACGGCTCCGTAGCATTTTCTGGCAACCCGGTCGAAGTTGAACGCCGGGTCGATTACGTCACCGTCACCAACCACAAGGACGATCCAGTGAAAGAGACCATCATCGCCGCGCTCAATGCAGCCGGCATCAGCGGCGTCGCGGCGATGACCGATGCGCAGCTGCTCACGGCTTACAACGCCCTCCAGGCGAAGCCGCATCTCGACGCCCTAACCGAGGCCAACACGAAGCTCACCGCTGCGAACGCCAAGCTCGCCGAGCAGGAGCTGGCCGCCAACGCCGCCAAGGACGCCGAGCTCACCGCCCTGGCGACCGAACTGGCCGCCAACACGTCCCTCAAGCCCGAGGACTTCAAGGCCATGGGCCTGGAGCGCTGCAAGGAACTGAAGGCCAACAGCAAGACCGCCGCGCCGGTCACCCCGGCTGGTGGCAAGCAGCAGCCCGAGGACCCGTACGCCAAGTACGACCTGAACGCCATCAACAAGGAGCAGAAGTAAATGCCGAACCGCATCTACCGTGGGCACGTCGAAGACCAGCCCCGCAGCGTCAGCGACAAGACGGTGGCCGGCGCCTATCTGCCCGGCACGTTCGTGACCGAGGGTGCTTCTGCGCTGACCCAGGCCACGGCCTTCGCCCCCAACCTGCTGCTGCTGGCCGACCGGGACTACTACAGCCTGGGCGCGCTGGACAACAACGACCCGCTCAAGGTCGCCTACGCCTCGGGTGACACCGGCATCGCCTTCGAGCTGCGCCCCAATGCGCGCTTCCAGGCCGCCGTCGCCGCCGCGACCTACACCTTTGGCCAAGAGCTGACGGTGGGTGCGTCGGGCCGTCTGGTCGCTGCCGCGAGCGGAAACATCGTCGTCGGCTTCGCGCGCAGCGCGGGTGCGAAGGCGGCCGGCGACCTGATCGACTTCACGGTCGCCAACTTCTACACCAAGCCCTAAGGAGGGGACGATGCTCATCTTCAGCCAGAACCAGCAAGAAGCGGTTCTCCGCGCCCGCCGGGCTTTCGATGCGACCCAGGCCCGCATCGCCGAGGCCGCCGGCTTCGCCGCCAATCAAGCCGGTGACGACCTGACCGGCAACGCCGCGCAGATCCCGCTGGACGCGTGGCGCCGCATCGACGAGGACGGCGCGCGCATCCAGCGCGACGAGCTGGTCGTGTTCAACCGCCTGGCCGCCGCCAGCCAGACGCCGGTGTCCATGGGCGATCTGGTCTCCTACTTCCCGAAGGTCAGCGACTCGGGCGAGGTGAACGTCTCGATGGACGGCCGCCGCAAGGGCAACGCCGATCAGGCGATCGTCAAGTACGAGGGCACCCCGGTTCCGATCTTCGACAGCCAGGCTGAGTTCGGCTGGCGCCAGATGGAAGTGCTGCGCAAGGGTGGCGGCTTCGACATCGTGGCCGAGACCGTCTCGAACCACCAGCGCCGCGTCGCCGAGAAGCTCGAGGACATGGCCCTGAACGGCCTGGGCAACATCGTCGTGGGCGGCGCGACCATCTACGGTCTGCGCAACTTCCCGCAGCGCAACGTGGGCGCTCACACGTTCGACCTGAATGGCGCCACCGGTGCGAACTGGATGGCCGCGGTGAAGGCGATGATCTTCGCGCTGATCGGCGACAACGCCTACGGCAAGGTCTCGATCTTCCTGAACTACTCCGACTACGTGTATGCCGATTCCACGGACTACACGGCCGGTTACCCGAAGACGATCCTGCAGCGCCTGCAAGAGCTGTCGTCGGTGGCGGAGTTCATCCCGGCCGCTCGCGTGCCCGCGAACGAGCTGATCGGCATCGCCAACCTGAACAGCCGCAACTGGGGCAAGGTCCTGAACGGCATGCCGCTGACCACGCGCCCGAAGGTCCGCCACAACCCCGAAGACGACTACGTCATCGGCGCCATGGCCTCCGCCGCGACGCAGTTCAAGTCGGACTTCAACGGCAACTCCCAGATCGCCCACTGGAGCAAGTGAACATGAAGGTGCGCATCACCCAGATGAAAGCCCCATGGCCCGCCGGGGCTGTGGTCGACCAGATCGTTCACTTCGAGGCAGGCGCGATCCCCGCGTGGGCTCTCGGGAAATGCACCCAGGCCGGCGAAGACAGCGTGGCTGACCACACCGTCGCTGCCCCGATTGCCGGCGTGTCCGATGTCGCCGGCAATCTGGAATCGAAGCTGACCCAGGAAGAGCGCGAGCAGATCGGCGCCGAACTCCATCGTGTGCGCGACCAGGCCTTCGAGGCTGTCCGCGTCCTGGAAGCGGAGAACGCCGAGCTGCGCGAGCAGCTGGCCGCGAAGGATCTGCAGATCCTGGAATTGCAGACCGCTCCGCCGGCCGGCGAAACCGCTCCGAAGGTCGACCGCGCCGCGCTGGAAGCTGAAGCCAAGGACCTGGGCGTCGAGTTCTCCCCGAACATCGGCGACAAGACCCTGGCCGAGCGCGTCGCCAAGAAGAAGGCGGAGGCGAAGTGATCACGAGCGCGCAGGCGACCCAGTACCTCGACCAGGAGCTGGGCGTCAGCGTGCCGCCGTTCATCGTGGATGCGGCGGTCGCTGAAGTGGCGACCGCCGAGCCCGCCATGCAGTCCGCCGGCTACAGCGCGACGAAACAGATCCTCGTGCAGAGCATGGCGGTCGCGATCGTGGCGTGTGCCGGCGGAGCCCGCCGAATCCAGTCTCAGACCGGCCCCAACGGCGCCTCCCGCTCGTTCAAGAACGACGACCAGGCGCTGACCCTCATGCGCCGCGCGCTCGCCGCGCTCGACACCGCCGGCACCGTGGCCGCCATCGTCGGCCCTGACCCTTCCACCAACACCATGTTCATGGTCGTCTGCTGACGACGGAGATCTTCATGTCCCTCCTCGCTCAAGGCAATCGCGCGAAGCAGGCAGTCCATCCCGGGCGCGTGCTGCGTGTCTCCACGCCCGGCTCCGCCCAAGTTCAGGTCGGCTCGAACGCGCCCACCACCCTGACGGCGAGCAGCCAAGACTACGGCCCGTTCGCTTCGCTGACGGTGGTGACGATCCACGCCACATCAAAGGACGCTGACTTCGGCGTGATCCCGCGCGACCTGCGCGAGGTCGTCACCAGCCCCAACGCTCCGACCAACAACGACGGTCGGCCCGACGGCACCATCTACATCCAGGGCTGAGCATGGGAGTCCTCGAGAAGGTCGCTGGCCTCTACACCGCCCGCCCGAGTGCTTCCGTCAAGTCCGGCGGGATCTACGGCCAGTCGTTCGTCACGAACCTGCCTACGCTGACGGGCTGGGTGGTCACCGGCGACAGCATCGCCTGGGGCTCCGCCGCGGCGCCGGACACACCAGAGCTGAGCTGGGTCAACCGCGCGGCCTCGCACCTGGGAGTCCCGATCCTGAACTGCGCGGTGTCCGGAACCGTGCTCCAGAACTCCACCGCATCTGGCGGCACGGCCCTGTCGCAGAACGGTCTGGACAACGTGGTCACGCGCATGCTGGGCGCCAACAAGCGCGAGGGCGGCATCGTCGCCTACGGCTTCAACGACATGCGCTACACCGGCGCGCCGGCCACCTTCAACGTCACCACGTTCATCGACTGCTACCGCAAGTACCTCAATGTGCTCATCGAGGGCGGCTACGTCCCCTCGAAGCTGCTGCTGGTCTCGCCGTACTACATCACCGATTCGGGCCTGGCGTCCGGAAGCGCGGGCTTCCAGGGTCAGTCGCGCGCCAACGTGCTTCAGTTCGTCGCCGCGGTCGCCCAACTGGCCGCCGAGTACGGCACCTACTACGTCGACATGTACCAGTACATGCTGGCCAACGGCGCCGCGACGCTGATCAGCGCCGACAACATCCACCCGAACGCGACCCCGGGCCACGCGACCATCGAGAACGGCATCCACACCGCGACGGTCACGAACACCCGCACGAAGCCGACGCTCACGGTGACATCGCCGTCTGCCAACACCCTGAACTGGTCGTTCCCAGCGGTCTCGGGCGCCACCGGCTACACCGTCGAATACCAGCTGACCGGCGGCTACTCGGGCCTCTACACGGGCACGGTCACCGGCACCGCGCTGAGCGGCCAGTTCACCGGCCTGACGCCGGGCCAGTACATCGTCCGCGCGAAGGCGACCCTGGCCACAGGCGACTCGCCCTGGACCTTCTCTCAGAAGGTGGCCGTCGCCGCGCCGGCCCAGACGGGGGTCGTGTTCGAAGCGAGCTTCACGGGCGCCGCTGATGCGGCCCTCTCCGGTATCGACCCGGTGACGGGCAGCCGCATGGTCGCGGCCACCTCCTACACGGGCGACGTCGCGCTGGATGGTTCCGGCGGGTGCTACTCCAAGACCGCGAATCAGGGCGTGATGCGCACCCAGGATGCCGTCTCGGCGATGCCCTACGTGCTGGAGTTCGACCTGAAGAAGTTCACCACGATCAGCACCGACAACAGCGGCGTGATCTTCCACGCCCAGGCTGCGGCGAACACCCACTACTTCATCCGGTACAACCAGCCCACCGGCGCGTGGCAGCTTTACCGGAACACCGCGAGCAACCCGGTGAAGCTCGGCTCCGACGTGGCGCAGTCCTTCACCGATGGCACCAGCAAGTCCTGCAAGGTCACCGTGTCGGACGCTGGCGGCGGCCAGACCAGGATCCTGTTCGAGGTCGCGGGTGCCACGGTGATCGACTTCACCGACACCACTCCGCTCGCCTTCAGCGGCTACGCAGGGATGCGGCTGGCCGGCGCGAACGCCGCCACCACCGGCTGCCACATGACCAAGCTGAAGCTCTACACGCCCTGACGCTCCCTAGCATGCCTCGGCATGTCTTCTCTTGCCGCCTGGAGCTACACCGCGAAAGCCACCGTCTGGCCCTTCCTGGGCCGCGGTGACTGGAACGGTGTGGCGACCTACGGGCCGCCCGAGGTCTTCTCCTGTGGCTACTCCGCCAAGTCCATCCGCATGACCGACGCCAACGGCGTCGAGTTCGTCACCAAGCAAGTCCTTTACACCGAGCGGTCCGACATCAAGCAGCAGGACATGGTCCTCATCGGGGAGATCGATCTCCTTGATCCGGTCGCCGCCGGCGCGGCCGAGGTGCGCATCGTGGCGCGCGATCAGGATGTCTTCGAGGGCCTGGCGGATGATTTCACCTTGTGGACTTGACCATGGCGACCGCCCCGAAGATCAAGAAGCCTAAGGTCACCAATGACCTCGGCAAGTTCATCACCGAGCGAGAGCACGCGGCCTCGCGCGCGATCACAGCGGCGCTGGTCCTGGGTGGGGCCGAAGCAAGCTTGTTGACCCCGATCGACACCGGCACGCTGCTCAACTCCCAGTTCCGTCACGTCTCGAAGGACGAGGCCGGCCGCATTGTTGGCACGGTCGGCTACACGGCCGACTACGCCGTGTCGGTGAACGACCCAGCCCACCCCCAGACCTTCCGCCGCGCGACGGCGGAGAAGGACTTCCTGCGCAAGGGCTTCGACAACGCGAAGCCGCAGATTGATGCCGTCCTCACCGGAGCACTGAAGGTATGACCGCCGCCGACGCACTGCGCCAGTTCCTGATTCCGCTGCTGCCTGGCTGGCGCATCCAGTTCGGCCAATGGGTCGACGGCAGCACGACTGACCGATATGCGGTGATCCGGCCCGTCGGCGGCCTGCCGGCCGAGTTGGTGCGGCGCCCGCAGTTCACGCTACTGCTCATCGGGCCGCTTGGCGATGACCTCTCCATAGCATCGGTCGCTGCGGATGTGGTTGTCGAGGCGACGCGCGCAAGCAGCGGCACCTTGGTGCTCATCCAGGCGAGCGAGCCCGTGGGCCCGACGTTCACGACGGACGGCCGACCCATGGTCGAGATCCCGATTTCCACGATCACCACCTGAGGACTTACGACATGGGTACCTATACCGGGCGCGATGTCATCGTCAATTTCGCGATTGCCGACGAGAGCGCCGATCCGAGCGGTCTGACCTTCAAGCGGCTGGGCATGATGCGCGGCAAGAGCATGAAGACCACCTGGGACACCGTGGACACCACGGCGGACCAATCCCCCGACTTCACCAAGACCAACCTGGTCACGTTCAAGTCCTGCGAGTTCTCCGGCGACGGCGTCTCGTATGACGATGACCTGTTCAACCAGGAAGAGTTCAAGGCGCACGTCATCAGCCCCGGCGCCGGCACCGCGAACCAGCCGAAGGTGTGGATGCAGGTCATCTACCCGAATGGCTCGCAGTACGAGGGCCCGTTCATCGTCTCCGAATGGACCGACGACAGCCCCTACGCCGATGCCGCCACCTGGAGCATGACCGCGTCCAGCAACGGCGCCGTCGTCTACACCCCGCCGACCCCCTAAGGAGTAGCCCATGGCTGCCATCGCTTCCATCAACGCCAAGCAGAACGGTGCCTTCGCCGCGGCGATCTCCACGCTGACGGCTGACGACACCATCACCTTCAACCCCGGCAAGAAGCAACTGCTGGTGCTGACCAACACCACCGGCGGCGCGCTGACCGCGACGGTCGACGGCGCGGACGGCACCACGGTCTCCGTCCCCGGGCTGGGCAACGTGAGCGTCGCCGCCGGCCTGGCCATCGCAGTCCCCGCCGGCGAGTCGCGCGCCGTGGTGCTCTCCACCATCAGCGCCTACCTCAAGGGCGTCGTCCACCTGCTCGGCGGCACCGGCCTGAAGGCCCAGCTCTTCGACCTCTGATGCTGGTCGAGGCCGGATTCGTCCGAGCCGTGGACAGCGACGGGCGGGAGTGGACCTTCCGCCCGTCGCTGGGTCGTATTGCCTCGCTGGGGACACCCCATGAGATCGTGGCCATATACGCCGGACTCCACGGGCCCAAGGCCGCAACGGAAGCGGCCTATGTCCTGGCTTGTCTGTGCGATCAAGAAGATGCCTCGCCGCTGATCGGTCACATCGCCGAGGGCGGCGAATGGGTGGCTGGTTTGATGCCTCCCGATGAGCAGGTGATCATTGCCAGGCACCTGATGCAGCACGGCATCGTCGGGAAGGCGAGCCCTGGGAAGGGCGGTGGCAAGTACTCAGATCGCTTCGACGCGAGCGAGTACATCAGTGCCGCCCGTGTGCACCTTCGGCTTTCCAGCGCTGACGCGGAAGCTCTGAGCATGACCGAGTTTCAGACCATGTTCGAGATGAAGTATCCCGAGCAGAGCGGGAAGGGCAAGGAGAGGGACGTTCCATCCCGGGACGAGTATCGAGAGCGAATCCGGAAGATGGAGGCCAAGCATGGCGGTCAAGGTCGGTGAGTTGTACTACGAGGTCACCCTCGACACGCAAAAGCTGATCAACGGGAATCGCCAGGTCGACAAGGAACTCAGGCAGACCTCCGGTTCGATCGAGAAGCTCGCGACGTCGCTGACCGCAGTGGTCAGCGCGATCAAGCTGTACGCCGCCGCCGCTGCGCTCGTGAAGGGCGCGAACCTGGCAGATGAGATGCGCATGCTGGCGGTGCGGGTTCAGGTTGCCGCCGGCGGAATCGAGCAGGGGGCCGACGCGCTGCGATCGCTCCAGGCCATCAGCACAAAGACGCAGACGGCCCTTGCATCCAACGTCGACGTCTTCTCACGCCTGAACCAAGCCATCCTCCAGATGGGCGGGACGCAGCGCGACACCTTGGCATTGACTCAGACGCTGGCGCAGGCGATCAAGGTTTCCGGGGCCTCTGCGGAAGAAGCGAAGAACGCCATGCTGCAGTTCGGCCAAGCCCTTGGCTCTGGCAGGTTGCAGGGCGACGAACTGCGCTCCCTAATGGAGAACGCGCCGTATCTGATGCGGCAACTCGCTGACGCGCTCGGCGTGCCGATCGGTGCGCTGAAGAAGCTTGGCGAAGAGGGGAAGCTGACCTCCGACGTCGTGACCAACGCGCTGTCAAAGGCCGCCGCGAAGATCGATGCCGACTTCAAGCAGTTCCCCCAGACACTTGGCGGAGCGTTCACCGTTGCCGCGGACGCCGCTGCGCGTGCCAATGAGAAGCTCGACGAGCTCACTGGCACGAGTACCGCTTTGACTGGCATCGCAAAGGGAGTGGGAGAGGCCTTCGACTTTCTCGCCACTCTGTTTGGTCAGTCGACCAATGAGGCCGACAAGCTCGGGCGCAATAAGTCGATCCAGACCTGGGCGGACGGAACCGTTCGAGTGCTGTCCTACGTCCTGGACGCCGCCGACTTCGTCACGCGAGTCTTCCGCGAGCTCGGGACGATGATCGGTGGCGTGGCGGCTTCCGCAGCGAATGCCGCGCAGGGCAAATTCGCGGCTGCAGCCCAGACCTTGAAGGACACCTTCAAGGACGTCATGGCCTTCAGCGATCCGACGTACGCGGGTGTGCGTCTTAGGCAGCAGCAGGATGCTCTGAAGATGACGCCCGAGGCGGACCGCATGGATCGCGCGGCAAGCGGCTCCGGTGGCCCGCGGTCCAAGCTGAAATCTCCCGTCGATGACGACGCCGGGCGAAAGCTCAAGGCGCGCGCCGAGGCTGCGCAGGCGTACTACGAGGGCCTGGTGGCGGAGAACAAGTTCGCGCTGGAGAAGATCGACGCGGAGGAGCGCAAGGCCCTGGCCGACAACTCGCGCCGCATGGCCGAGGACAAGAACAACGCGGGCGTGTACCTGAAGGCGCGGCAGGAGATCGTCGCCAAGTTCGCTCGAGAACGTGCTCTCCTGGAAGAGAAGACCACCCAGGAGGTGGCGGATCTCAACATCGCGATCACCACAGACGAGGAGCAGAAGATCGGCCTCATCCGCGATGAGGCATTCCGCCGCGCCGAGGCCGAGGAAAAACTCGGTGTGAAGACGCACGACGAGGCGGAGCGCGCGAAGACGCTAGCGGCGTTCCAGGCGGCGCAGGCGCGCGCTGCGATCAACGAGCGGCTCGACCAGACGATTGCTGAGAACCGCATTGCGGCGACGACAGACGAGATCACCCGGATCGACCTGATCCGACAGGAGTCTTTCCGACGCATCGACGCGCAGGCTCGGGCCGGCGTCATAACGCACCAGCAAGCTGAGGCGGAGAAGGCTCGTGCAACCATCGAGGCGCAGAACGCCGTCCGCCAGCAGGTCCTCAGCGTCAACCCTCTGGCAGCGCTGCAGCAGGAATACGAGCAAAAGCTTGCGATCGTCAGGTTCTATGAAGAGCAGATGGCGAAGGCTGGTGTCGACGGCGAGGCCTTTGTGCAGGCCAAGCGGACGGAACTCGCCTACCAGTTCCAGCAGCAGCGCCAGGCGCTCGCTGAAGCCGAGTTCGCCAGCCAAGGCCTGGCCAATCAGACGCTGATTCAGGGTCTCGACGCTCTTGAGAGTTCGGCGACCAGTTCCATCACCGGTTTGATCACCGGCACGATGACCGCGACCGAGGCCATGCGTGGTCTTGCCAACACCGTGCTCAACGAGGCGGTCGGCGCGCTGGTTCAGGTCGGCGTCCAGACCATCAAGAACGCGCTCATCGGCCAGGCGGCGGAGAAGGCGCAGATGGCGACCAAGGCGGCCAACGCCGCGCTGTACACGACGGCGGTGACGGCACAGGTAGGCGCCACCACGGCGTTGGCGGCGCAGAACGCATTCATGGCGACGGCCGCGATTCCAATCATTGGACCAGCTCTTGCGCCGGCCGCCGCCGCCGCCGCCGCCGCCGCCGCTGGCGCACTTGGCGCGCCGGCGATTGCAGCGGCACCGGTGGCCGGCGCGCGGATGTACGGTGGCGGAGTGGAGGCCGGCTCCCTCTACCGTGTTGGTGAGAATGGGCCTGAGATGTACACCGCAGCCAACGGGAACCAGTACATGCTGCCGGGCCAGCGCGGGCAAGTGACTCCGAACGATGAACTCGCGGGTGGAAAGATCAATCTGCAGGTGGTGGTGAACAACAGCCACCCGACCGCCCAAGTGACCGCGCAGGTGGACGACACAGGCAGGGTGGTTCAGATTGCCGTCGCGGAAGTCGCAGGCCAGATCGCGAGCAACAGCGGTCCAGTGTGGTCGGCTATGCGCAGCAGCACCAACGTCGCAGGCCGGCTGTGATGGGGCTGCCTAGCATCAGGTGCTATGCCTGAGGCCTATCCGTTCACCCTACCGTCGTTCCTGAAATCGGGGAAGAGTCGCAGTCAGCCGGCGAAGTTCTCGCAGGCGGATCCGCGCCGCGGACCGGGGTACAAGCAGGGGACCGGCACTGACGTTCCTGTGTTCTGGGACCTGACATTCCTGTTCAAGCCGGACGAGGCCATCGCGTTCCAGCTCTGGGGAACGCAGAAGCTGAACAACTGGATGGACGACTTTGTCATGCCGATCCGAACCGAGTTCGGTCTGCTCGACCATGTGTGCAGCTTCCTCCCCGACACGCTGCTCCCGGTCAACGAGGATGGACCACTGTTCCGCTACACGGCCAAGATCATGGCCCGCGCGCAGATCATCCCGGATGCGTTCAAGGACGCCGCTGATCTCATCATCGGCTTGCCAAACTGGCGCCTTTGGGCGGACTACCTGGACGTGACCGTCAACCAGGCGATGCCGGAGGCCTGATGGATCGCCGAACCTACTGGGCGACGAAGAGCCCGCTGCCGGCCTATCACGCGATCACGTTCTCGCACCCATCGTTCGATGCGCCTTTCCGTCTGGTCGCAAACCAGTTCGAGCCGGTCACGCTTGGCGGCCAGGTCTTCACGCCGGCCGGGATGACACTCAAGCAGCCGGACAAGAAGAGCGACGCCCAGCCGAAGTTGACGCTGTCGTTCCCGCGCCAGCAGGCGGGGCGGGCGTTCAAGCAACAGATGCGGCGCATCGTCGGCGCTGCCGCTCTTGATCCAATTGCGGTGAACTACTCCGTCTACTTGGGCGACACGGTCACGGCCCAGGTGACGTGGGACCTGTTCGTCGCCGACGCCAACGGGATCGGCTTCAACAACGATGCGGTCCAGGTGACGGCGACGATCGACAACCCGATGCGACGCGACGTTGGGCCGATCTACGACCCTGCCATCTTCACGGGCCTCGAGATTCTGTAGGGCCACTCCCTAGCATCCCCTCGGGTGCAAGCCTTGATGACTCCCGCCGAGTTCGTGAACCGCGCTGTCGGCGTGCCATGGGTTAAGTGGCGATCCGACTGGCGAGGGATGGACTGCTTCGGGTGCGTGGTGCTTTGGTTCCGTGAGGTGCTCGGGGTGGAGGTGGGCCCGGTGCCAGAGATGGACATCGAGGCTGGTTTCCACTCGCTGCCGCAATGGCGCGAATGCGATCCGGAGGCTGGGGCAACCGTCTGGATGGCGTGGCGCGACGGCGCGCCAACGCACTGCGGAGTCCTGCTGGACGCCCGCCGAGTGCTGCACGCCGAAGGAGGAGAAGGCAAGCCGGGATCCGTGCGCATCTCGCGTCTATCAGCGCTGCAGCGGGTCTACGGCGAAGCCAAGTTCTATCGGTACTCCACATGCTGAGCATCTATAACGACCCGTCGGGCGCCACGGGCGCCGAACACTATCGCTGGGACTACGGGATCTCCATCCAGGCAAACATCGAGCGCCACCTGGCCAGCGGCGCATCGTGCGAGGTCTACATCAACGCGGAGCGCGTCGACCCGGCCACCGATGACCGCATGGAACGTCTGCCTACGGTCGCCGACCAGGTCCGCGTCTGCCGGCGGCCTGAAGGGTTCGACCCGCTGACCATTCTGGTGGCGGCGGCCGTCGCGGCGCTGATCGTCTCGGTGGCCCTCATCCCCAAGCCGCCGAGCGTGGCGGGCGCCGGCAAGGACAGCCCCAACAACTCGCTCACGGCCCAGTCCAACGTCGCGCGCGCCTACCAAGCGATCCCGGACGTCTACGGCTTCCGCCGCGTCTGGCCGGACCTGATCCAACCCAGCACGATCGAGTACGTCAACCACATCAAGTACGTCACCGAGTGGCTCTGCGTCAGCCGCGGCGATGGGAGCATCAGTTCGGTCCAGTACGCGGAGACCCCGATCACGGACATCGTGGGCGCGAGCTACGAGGTGTTTCCTCCGGATGCTGGGGCGGGCTATCCCGAGCTGCGCTCTACGACCTTGCGCGACGTCATTGAGACCTTCGCCAGCGACGAGGTGAACGGCCAGGAGATCGTGTATCCAACCGGAGCGGTGACGGTCACTCCGGTCGGGTCGTTCAGTGCAACAGCTGGATCTACCTCGCTGAGCATCACCGTCCCCGACGCGTCCAACCTGGCCCCTCTCAAAGCCCTAGCTGGCACAGGATCGGCGCGCGTCACGTTCACCTACGGGGGCGGGCCCACCGTGTTCGACCAGACCTGCGCCGTGGCGTCCTTCAGCGTGACGGGAAGCAATGCGACGTTCATCTTCACGTCGTCTACCTGGGCGACGACCGAAGCGGGATCACTGATCGACTTCAGCATCACGCCGCAGACCGCCACGTCCTACACGACGATCGGCCCCTACACGTTGCCCGTGGACTGCGGCCGGATTCGGTGGAACACCGTCTTCCTGCGCGGCCTCAAGGGGACCGTGGCGATCAAGGCCTCGTGGTGGAAGGTTGATTCGAGCGGCCTCGAAGTGCCGGGCACGCGCGAGACCCAGACGAACAGCTATACCGCCGACACCTACGACGCGCGGTACTACACGAACACCGTGACGCCGGCCGCGGGAGTCGGTCGGTACCGGTGCGAGTTCAGTCGCCAGACCAACCAGATCGGAGACCAGGGCACGGATGTCGCCAAGTTGGAGGAGCTGTATGCCGTTCGCTACTACGCGACCAAGACACTTCCAGGCGTCACTGTGATCCGAGTGACCACGAAGGCCACGAGCGAGGCCACCGGCTTCAGCGATCGCAAGTTCAACCTCCGGTGGTTGCGCAAAGTGCGCGCGCTCGACAGCGACGCGATCAGCACCTCGCGCAACTTTGCCCGCGCGATGGCGCACGTCTGGACGCTAGCCGGCTACGACATCAGCGGCATCGACGTGGAGACGCTGGCCGACATCAACGACCGGCTGGGAGAGACATCACCGCTGCTGCGCTTCGATGGCAGCTTGGACGACGCGGACATGAGCTTGGGCGAGCGGATGGCGCTGATCGCCAATCACGCGCGATGCGTGGTCTGGCGAGATGGAACGAAGTGGACCGTCAGTCGCGACGAGAGGAAAGACGAACCGGAGGTCCAGTTCGACTACCGGAATCTTTCCAGCGGAGGCAACTCTACGATCAACTTCTCCGCCCAGATGCCTGACTCGCACGATGGCGTCGAGGTCGAGTTCGTAGACGAGGTATCGCAGAGCAAGAAGTCATACATTCGCCTGGCCATCAGTGCAGGAGCCATCGTGGAGTCGTCGAGCGCGAACCCGTCGAAGGTGAAGCTTCCTGGCTGCACGACTCGCGACCAGGCTATGAACCGCGCCCAGTTGGAGATCCGCCGACTGCTCTACCAGCGCGAGAACGTGAGCGACACCGCGTTGGCGGACGCCGGATCCATCGGTCCGGGAAGCCTGGTCCGCTACATCGACCCCAACGACTTCGCGGGCGATGATGGGCTGCAGGGCGGTGAGGTCATATCCATCGCCGGCCTGATCATCACGACCAGCGAACCGCTGGACTGGAAGGGTGAGATCGACGGCCGCCTGATCGTGACCGGAACGGATGGCCGCAGCTCCGCGACGGTTCGTTGCTGGCCTGTCGACGGGGATCTCTATGCCGCGCGCCTGGAGTCTGTCCCGCCGAATCTCTATGTCTCCGACGCTGCGCGCCAGTGCGGCTCGCGCTATGCCTTTGGTCCGGGCGTTTCGGACGCGGAGCTCGAATCAGCTGGGCTCTTCACCATCACGGCCGCCAAGCCCGAGTCGGATGGGACGACCGTCTCCATAGCATGCACACGCTATGACGCGCGCCTCTACGAGTTCGATGCATGACGACGCCTAGCACCACTCCGATCCCCAGCAAGCTCCCGCAGGACCTGCTGTTCAATGCGGAGAAGTTGGACGAGGGCGTCAATAGCTCGGCCCAGACCTACACAGATCGGTTCGGCACCAATCGCCTGACGGTACAAGGCTCGATCGATACCTTCCGGGCCATCAACCCACGCGGCGCGTGGGCGACCGGTACCGTCTACGCGGCGCGCGACGTCGTTACGAACGGAGGATCGTGGTGGATCTCCCTTGATGGACACACCGCGGGCGCGACGTTCGCGGGTGACCAGGCGGCGCACTGGCGACCGTATCAACTGCTCACCGGTGACGTGACGATCGTGGTCGCCGGCGGTGTTGCAGACCGGGCCCAGTTGGCAGCGGCGGATGCGATCGGGCGACCGATCGCCATCATCGGCATCGCAAAGTGCGAGTCGCCGCTGACGATTACTGCCCCGCTGGTGGACAGCTTCAAGCAGATGTTCACGCTGGACAGCCAGCACCAGATTGGAAATGGCTGCATCAACCGGCCGGAGTGGTACGGCCCGAGCGGCACTGATGCCGGCGTGATCCGCTACGCAGTGAATACCACGCTGAAAGCGACGATCCCGCTCCGGACCGGCTACTCCTACCGGTCCGGCTACGACACGGCAACGGCAGCCATGTTTACCAACCGCGGCGGAACGCCGGGCGTTGATTACATGATCAAGCCCAATATCACGATCCAGGGTGAGCAGTTGCCAGACTATGTCGGCACGCCTGGAGCGGAGACAGGATTCACGAACGGAGCTGTCATTCGTGGCCGCTTCTTCGTGTCCTCTGAGGCGGAGAACTTCTACATCGACAACGTCGGCATTGACGTCAGCGCAGCGGTGAACACGGCGCTATACGGCGGGGCGGACTCAGATGGGATGTGCATCGTTCAGGTCAACAAGAACACGCCCCTGATCGGTAAATCTGGACGCATGGGCCGCGTTCGTGTTCTCGGCCCGGGAGGCGCGACCCTGGGTCACGGGATCCTCCTGGAGGCGCTGGACAAGGTCGAGTTCGATTATCTGGAGTCGCGCCGGCATTACCACAACATCGTGGTGAAGGCCCGCAATGTCAACGGCACCGCAGCGATCGGCCTGGAGGCGTCGGGCGAGTCGGTGATCATCAAGTCCGACAGCTACGCCCCGATGGCAAACGTACGCATCGCTCTGGTCGATGCGCGGTCTCTGGATGCCACCGTGGACACGACGGCCGGCCTGATCGTGGAGGCGACCACCGCCTCTGGCAGTAATGTGCAGATCGGCCAGTTGATCACCAGCAAGAAGGCCAACGGCGTCATCGCGCGCTCGCAGCCGGGCTTCACGCTCAGCAACGTCACGATCGGCAGCCACGAGAGCAGCGATTGCCCGATCGGTGTGTTCCTCTCCGGTGATGTGCGAGGCTTCAAGCAAGTTAGCGGTTCGATCGAGAACGCGACCGTTGGTGTGGAAATCGATGGGACCTGCACAGACGCCAGCAACGCCATCCTGAACACGCGCATCAAGAACGTGACAGATGGCTTCCGGCTGCGCGGCCGGATCGTTGCCGACAACATCGACTTCGACACGGTCACGGGATATGCCCTGAACTACCAAACCGTCGCGGCGCGGATCCGCCTGGGGCGCCGCACCCTCACCAGCGTCGCCGCCTTCTGGCCGCTGTCGTTCAACCTAGTCGCGCCTTGGGTGAACGAAGGCAACGCGGCGAATCCGACGTTTGACGTGACCCTTGAGAACAACCAGGTCCGCCTGTCGGGCTACATCAAAGGGGGCACAGCCGCCACTTTCGTCACCGGCTTCTCGACCCAAATGCGGCCGGCGAAGAACACGGCGCGCTCGACCTTCGGACGCAATGGCGCCACCAGCGTGTTGCAAGAGGTGCAGATCGTGCCGAACGGAGACCTGCAATTGCCGGCATATGCCTCGGCGCCCACCTACATCTCGCTTGAGGGCGTGTCTTGGGATGTCCCGTTCTAACGGGATCACGTGAGGGAGGAAGCAGAAATGAAGCAAGAACTCAAAGACATCGCAGTCGAGGTAGCAACGAAGACCGCGCCGGCCGGCGGCCTGCTGGCGTGGTCAACAGACTGGCTCTCGCAGATCAACTGGAACGTCTTTCTTGGCGCCGTGCTGATCGTGCTGCAGATCCTGTACCTGCTGCGCAAGTGGTGGCGCGAGGAGACCAGCTTCGGAGTCTGGATGCGCCGCAAGGTCGGCGCGCCGGTTGTCAGCAAGCCGATGGAGCTGGACGAATGAACAAGCTCAAGGCCGTCGCCACGGCTTCAGCTGCGGTCCTCGCACTCGCCGCGCCCGTGGTCATGACCTTCGAGGGCCTGCGCACGGACCCGTATCGCGACCCGGTCGGCATCCTGACGGTCTGCTACGGCGAGACGCACGCGCCGATGCGCCGCTACTCGCCGGCCGAGTGCCAGGACATGCTCGCCGCCTCGCTGGCACAGCACTGGCAGCAGATCGCGGCGTGCGTGCCGGCGGATGCGCCGGATCGCGTCAAGGCCGCCTCGGCGTCCTTCGCCTACAACGTCGGGCCCGCGGCCTTCTGCGGGTCCAGCATGTCCCGCAAGCTGCTCGCGCGCGACTACGCGGGCGGCTGCGCGGAGCTCTCCCGATGGACCTATGCCGGCGGCCAGCAGTTGCCCGGCCTCGTGAAGCGCCGCGCGGCCGAGCGTGCGCTGTGTGAAGGACGCGCATGAGCGAGAAGCCCACGAACCCGAAGGACGCCATCGGCGCCAACAAGCTGCCGCTGCACTTGTGGCCGCCGGCCGCCACCGCGTACGGCTGCATCGGCTTGGCCGAGGGCGCGCTGAAGTACGGGCGCGGCAACTGGCGCGAGGCCGGCGTCAAGGCGTCCATCTACATCGACGCCTGCAAGCGCCATCTGGACGCGTGGTTCGAGGGCGAGGAGTGCGCGCCGGACTCCGGCTCTCCGCACCTGTCCAACGCGCTCGCCTGCCTGGCCATCCTGGTCGACGCGAAGACCACCGGGAAGCTGATCGATGACCGCAACTTCAACGGCGCCGGCTACCGCGCGCTGGTGGAGCAGCTGACGCCGCAGGTCCAGCACCTGAAGGACCTCTTCAAGGACAAGTCGCCGCGGCACTTCACGATCGCCGACAACGGGAGCGCCGAATGAGCATCCTCGTCACGCTGGGCCTGCTGAGCTTCGTCTTCGTCGCGGTCTTCACCTGGCGGGCCTACACGCGCGCGCCCGGCGCTGGCCAGTCGCCGCGCAGCGCAATCATCGAGGCCTGGGCCAACATCGCCGTGGGCTTCTCGATCAACTTCGCGGCGAACCTGCTGATCCTGCCGCTTGTCGGCGCCACGCTGACGGCCGGGAGCAACTTCTGGCTCGGGTGGATCTACACCGCGGTCTCGATCGTTCGGCAGTACGTGATTCGGCGCTGGTTCAACGCGCGCCTCGTCGCGATGTCGAAGCGGCTGGCCGGGGAACGCCCATGAATCCCTACGCGATCCTCGGCGCCGCGCTCCTGGCGATCGCCGCCTACGGCGCCGGCCGCTGGGACGGCGGACGGCTGAAGGAGGGCGAGCAGGACCGCACGAAGCTGGCGGTCGAGGAAGCCGCGCGCGCCGCGCGCGAGTCCACCGCCAAGGCCATCGCCTCCATCAAGGTCCAGAACACCACCATCCAGCAGCGTCTGGAGAAAGAGGTCCGACGTGAACCGGTCTATCGTGATTGCCGCCTTACTCCTGGCGGGCTGCGCGACCTCAACGAAGCCCTCGCCGGCACCGGACCAGTCGCAGGTCCTGGCGGCGTGCCCGCTTCTGACGCCGCTCTCTGACGACACCATGGGCGCCGTCGTGCTCAAGCTGCAGCAGGTCGCCGGCCAGTACCGCGAGTGCCGCGCCGCGGCGCTTGGCGAGAAGGGCGCGCGATGAGCAAGCCGCCGCCCATGGTCCTCATCGAGTGGGAGGACGCCACGCAGCTCGACACCGGCGCCTGGGCCAGCAACGAGACGCCGGCATACACGCCGAAGCTGTTCCAGCAGGTCGGCTTCCTGCTGTCGGACACGCCGGAGGGCGTGATCGTCACCTCGGCGTGGTCGCCCGACATCGTGGCCACCCGCGACCAGATCCCGCGCGGCATGGTCCGCAGCATCCAACACCTCCAGAAACCGAAGGCCCGCTGATGCCGAAAGAAGACCTCAACGAGCTGCTCAGCTGGGCCACGGCGCGCGAGCGCGAGTACATCGAAGCCATCCAGGCGACGGGATCCCTGATGCGGGCGGCCGAGAAGCTCGGCGTCACCCGAGGCACCGTGCAAGGCGGCCTGCGCTACCTGCGAAAGCGCGCCGCGCGCCAGGGCTACAGCCCCGCCCACGACATGACCAAGACCGTCCCGGACGGGTACAAGGTCAAGGGCGTGTCCACCTACTACGACAAGGACGGGAAGGCCGCCGGCCAGTGGGTGAAGTCCAGCATCGACGAGGAACGCCAGGAGACCATCCGGCGCGCCGCGATGGAGGCTTTCGCGCAGACCCTGCCGCGCGTGAAGCCGCGCAAGGCCGCCGGAGACCCCGCTGCCTACAGCGCACGCCTCATGGCCTGCTACCCGATCGGCGATGCGCACATCGGGATGATGGCCTGGCCGGAGGAGACGGGCGAGGCCTGGGACCTGAAGATCGCCGAGGAGATGCACACCTCCGCGATGGCCGCGCTGGTCGAGATGGCGCCGGCCTGCGAGGAGGCGGTGATCGTCAACCTCGGTGATTGGTATCACGCCGACAACATGGAAGGGGTCACAAGTCGGTCGGGACATAAACTCGACATGGACAGCCGCTACGCCAAGATGGCGCGCACCGGCGTTCGGATCATGCGCACAATGGTCGAGACCGCGCTGTCGAAGCACAAGCGGGTCCGCGTGATCAACGCCGTCGGCAACCACGACGATACCGGCAGCTTGATGCTCAGCATCTGCCTGGCCAACATCTACGAGCACGAGCCGCGGGTGATCGTCGACACGAACCCGACGCCGTGCCACTACATCCGCCACGGCGCCACGTTCGTGGGCGTCCATCACGGCCACAGCATCAAGCCCGAGCGGCTGCCCGGCGTCATGGCCACCGACCGCCCGAAGGACTGGGGCGAGACGACGCACCGCTACTGGTGGATGGGCCATGTGCACCACCAGTCGGTGATGAAGGATCACCCGGGCGTGTCTGTCGAGTCCTTCCGCACCCTGGCCGCCAAGGACGCCTATGCGACCTGGGGCGGCTACCGAGCGCCGCGCGACATGAAGGTGATCCTGCTACACGATCAGCACGGCGAGGTCGGCCGCTACACGGTCACGCCGGAGATGCTGGCGGAGGTGTGATGCGCTCGAACTGCCTCATCTTCGCGCTCGCCCTGTACACGCGGCGGCGCCGCAAAGGGGATGAGGTCTACCTGAGCCTGCGCCGGTCGCGCTTCGGCCGGTTCTCGCACTTCCTCGTCATGCGCCGGCGCCGCGACGGCCTGTTTCGCGCCGTCAGCTACAAGCCCATCGACCCCACGGAGCGCAAGGTGCTGCCGCCGGTCTTCGAGGGCCGGTCACGCTGGGGCGACCTGTAGGCACCTGAAATCGAGCCGTATCGGCTCAGCGCTCGATTTCACGAGCCTACAGCTTGCCGGCGCGCACCGCGGCGTTGACGCCCAGCCGCGCGACCTTCGCCTCCAGGGCGGCTCGGTCCGCCTGGTGATCGCGCCGGCCGCCTGACAGCACCACCGTCCCATCCGTTGACCCGACCTGGGGCCAGAAGACAGCCGGCAGCGGCGAGCTCCGGAGCTCTGCCTCCGCGAGCTCTTGAATCCGCTCGAGGCGGCGCCGCGCGCGGTCGATCGCTACGCGTGCCGGGCTGCCGCTCTCCAGCGGCTCCGGCTGGCCACCATCAGACGCACCAGGCTCGCCGCGCCAGAAGGCGCACCCCTGCCGTGGGATCACCGCCATGGCGTTGCTGGTAGGCAGGAGGCACATGCCGTGAGGGTTCTCGGCCATGAGGTAGCCGAACCAGTGGCAATGCCAGCATGGGCCCGTCTCACGGGCGTAGAACGTCGGGTCCATGCTGTGAATATATACAGTATTCTCGCGCCGCTCTAGTGTAGGTTATGGTGTAGCAAATTGCGTTCAGTTTCTAATATCAGAGGAGAATATTGGGGTCGAGGATGAT